GCCGACAAGGGGTTATTACAGTGATCATCAAACTAATTGCAAAACTACTCGCGCGGCCGGCGGTCGCCAATTGGATAATCAAACGCGCTATGCGTACGCCCGACGAGCATTTGCCGGGTTATATGGAACGGTATTGGCTGTTCAATAAATACGACCGCGATACGCGCAAACCTAAGTACCCACGCATTCCTTTTTCAATCCGCGTGCATCATATTTTGCGCGAGGATCATGGGCGCGATCATCACGACCATCCATGGAACGCACGAACGATTATTTTGCGCGGCGGGTATATTGAGCATCGCGGGGTTGACGGCGTATTTGGACGTATTCCTGGCGATACAGCAACGCTCAAGTTTGGCGAGTTCCATCGCATATCGTACGTTACATTGCTCGGCGTATGGACCATTTTCATTATGGGTCGTTACCGCGGTCGGTGGGGGTTCCTGGTCGACGGGCAAAAGGTTGACTATCGAGATTACTTAAACAAGTAACCAATCGCCCGCGCAATGCGGGCTTTTTATTGACTATGAAGTACAACGCTGTTGGAAAACTAATATTGCGACTGTTGGCGGCCGAGCCTATGAGTAGTGAGGCAATCGCGGCCGAGTTGGGGATATGCCGGCGCTACACTAATAAAGCGTTGCGGCAAATGCACGACGCCGGGCAAATATACATTGCGCGTTGGGGCGAGGTTGTGCATGCGGTATCCGGACCATTACCGGCAATCTATGCGCTCGGTAACTGTAAAGACGCGCGCAAACCAAAACCGCTCACCAAAGCGCAACGCAACGCCCGGTACCGGAGTAAATGTGCGTCGGTCGAAAAGCAATTGCAGCGTGTTACAAATTTAATCGTAAAAAATGCTTGCAAACGTTGAATAATTCAACTAATATACGTTCATCAACAACGCAACGGGAGCAAAGCAAAATGAGCAACGACAAACTACAAAACGCCGCGCGCCTGGTGCGGCAATATACCGCTGGATCTTGCGATGTGTACGCGCTGGCCGGTCCCGCGGGCGCCGCACGTCGCCGGCATATCATGGTTGAGCTAACCGGCGAGCGAGGCGCCCCGTTCGGTATCAATGCAGTACGCAAGGCACTACACGAGGCGGCCGGCATTACGGGCACATGCGCGGCCGATGCCGATCATAAGTTTGCAGTATGGTGCGCGAGCGCGTAAGGATGATATCGAATGAAACCGATTGATCTTTTCAAGTTATGCGCGACTGCTTATTTTCTAATAACGGGCGCCGCCGTCGTGGTCGCCTTGGTGATAGCAATACACGAGATTATTTACGGCCGTTGTTGAGTCATACCCGCCCCGAAAAGGGGCGTTTATCATTACCGACCCCGGCGCACGCCGGGCGTATCGTTGATTGCAGCGTGTCCCATTGCAAAGAGATATGTGGCCGCGTCGGTCTCGCTAAATCCCATATCTGACACCATGAACCGGCCGAGCGGTACGCCGCACGTTTGAGCGACCCACGACGCGATAGCGTTGTCGTTGCGCTCGCCGCCCGCTAACCTGGCCGCAACCGCCCCGCGCATACAAATAACCGTCTGGAATACAAGAGAGTCCAACGCGGCCGCCTTGTGCCGCGCCATCGGGTCGTACGTTAGGTTGGCACCGTGGGCGAGACCCGCGGCGATAAGTGCAGCGACGGCAAGATATTTACGCATTGTTAAGCCCCCTGATGTGCTTTTGAAATACGCGCCGGGCGTACCGTATCTGATAGGCCGCGCGAGACCTCGACCAACCCGGCGAAATGCAAACCTCATACCCGACCGTTTGACCGTTCGGTAATACCCGCAACATCTCCCAATAATAATAATACCAACCGTTGCGGTCTTTGATTTTGCGATTTGATATGCGTTTCATGGTCTCTCGGTCCAATCCGGCGGCGTTTCCTCAAGTTCGCGTTGGGCGGCCGCAAGTCTATGTTGAATGTGACTGAAATCGGGTTTCTCTTTAAACAACAAAGCGTTCGACATATCCCGAATAAACGTAACGTCGTCGGCATGAATGCGCACGCGGTAAAGCGCAGATCCGTTTTCCGATGCGGTCGGCGCCTTGTTAATGACCACATCGGCGCGCGTCAAACTCGGGCACCTGGCAAGGCACATTTGCACGGCGGTCTCTTTGAGCACTTGCGAATCTGTATGCAACGCCCGCAATTTGACCTCGACAAGACTTGCCAACGCGTCGCGACGTTCGGCACGTACGTCTCGTTGCTCAAATATTTTCTTCACATCGGGCGGCGCCGCCGAGTATGTGTGAGCAACCACGCAACCGGAGCATGCGCCCGAACTGGTATAGCGGTGCGTCACATGTCCATTTTTGCAAGGGCGACCCGTAAAATATTGAGACAACCCCCGCGCCATTGCATCTTTGCGTTCAATGATTTCCATACAAATTTAAATTAACGTTGAAAATTGGAATTATACAGATAAGCGTAGTTAAGATGTTTAAGATTTTTAAATTATAGTAATTTTGTATCTTAACTAAGACGTGTCGCCGCTGCCGTTAATTTCCATCTTAAAGTACCTGAATTATCTTAAAACCGTTGTCATTTGTATAAGTTTTTACCCCAAAACCATACCCCAACACCTATTTCAGTTACTCCATATAGAAAAATTTCAAAATAATATGATTTAAGATAATTAACGTAAAAACGTCTTAAATCTTATTATTTGAGTATTCTCTATAGCCGTAGAGTTGTAAGTGTATGCGTTTTGGGGTAATGACGTTTTATTGATTAAAATCAAGACGTTACGTTACCCCGCGTGATTTTTGGCCGGGGTAGAGCTAAATCAATATCGTTAATTAATTTTTGTGGTTGTGAGTGATGTTAAGTGGCGTTAATATTACGTTAAGTCAATGTTAAGGTACTTGGATCATGAACGACTGTCGACCGTTAAACCCGTCGCAATCGCGTTTTGTGGATGAATTGCTCGCAACGCCCGGAATGAACGCAACCGAAGCGTATTGCCGAACTTACGGACTCGAAAATAAAGATTCGGCGGCCGCCGCTGCATCGCGCCTGATGGCCGACGAGCGCATACAAGCGTTGATCGCGAAACGTCAAAAGGAATTGCGCGACTCGTTGCCGTTGACCGCGGGCGACGTTGTGCGGCACCTGGCCGAGCTATCCAATGCCGACCCGCGCGACCTTGTCTCGTATTTCGTCGGTGCGTGCCGTTACTGTCATGGTGAGAATTTCAAATACCAACGCACGCCGGCCGAATACGAGGCGGCGTTTGCTGCATATCGCAAGGCGCGGGCGCTGGCCGCGAAAAAAGGCGAGTGCCTACCCGACCCCCTAGGGTTGGAGTTTGACCACGCTGGCGGCGTTGGATTCTCGCGCAAACGGCCACCTAATCCGGATTGCCCCGAGTGTGACGGGCTCGGCGAGGGTTACGAGGTCGTCAGAGATACCCGCACGCTATCGCCGGCCGCCGCGCGACTGTATGCGGGCGTCAAGCGCACCAAAAACGGATTGGAAGTCAACATGCGGTCGGCCGACAAAGCGTTGCAATTAGCCGGGTCTCACTTGGGACTGTGGAAAGATCGCGTTGAAATGAGCGGGCCGAACGGGGCGCCGATCGAGGGCAAGGTAACGGTATCGAGCGACCCGCAAGAAGCGGCCGCGGCGTATCAACAGTTAATGCAAGGCGGCGCGTAAATCGCACATTATCCCAATAATGTTATAAAACTATGGAAACAATCGACGTTCCTGTAACTTTACCGCGGTTAGTAATTTGCGGCGTCGCGTGCAAAGCCACAATTTGGGGTTGCTCGTTTGACGATGCCGTCGAGCGTATGGTTGCCGCCAAAACGCTTGATGTTACGCTTTGGTGAGTTATGCCCCTTCCGTTTAAATTCGACTTTAAGAACCCCGATTACGTACAGGTTTTCGAGTGGCGTATTGAGCGATTGCAGCGTATTCGGCAAAATCCGCATTTATTGCCGGCGTTGCGTACCTATTACCGCGACAATCCCGGCCAATTCATCATCGATTGGGGTATGACGTTCGACCCGCGAAACGCCGACGTTGGGTTGCCGTCAATGGTCCCGTTCCTGCTATTCCCGAAACAAGAGGATTTCTGTCACTGGTTCATTGAGCGTTGGCGCAACCGCGAACCGGGGTTAGTTGAGAAATCGCGAGATATGGGTATGTCATGGGTTCTCGTCGGGTTGGCGTCAACAATATGCCTCTTTACGCCCGGCGTTGTGGTTGGCATGGGTTCGCGCAAAGAGGAGTACGTCGATAAAATCGGCGACCCGAAAAGCCTATTTTGGAAAGCGCGAAAGTTTATCGAACTGTTGCCGGTCGAGTTTCGCGGCACCTGGTCGGACAAGAAACACGCGCCGCACATGCGCATTACATTTCCCGAATCCGGTTCGAGCATTACCGGCGAGGCCGGCGACAACATCGGCCGCGGCAACCGTACGTCGTTTTACATCGTCGATGAATCCGCGCACCTGGAACGGCCGCAACTGGTCGACGCGTCACTATCCGCAACGACCAATTGCCGCATCGACCTATCGTCAGTCAACGGACTTGCAAACCCGTTCGCGCAAAAGCGATTCGGCGGGAAAATTAACGTATTCGTCTTTGATTGGCGCGACGACCCGCGCAAAGACGAAGCATGGTACGCGAAGCAATGCGAAGAACTCGACCCTGTAACAGTCGCGCAAGAGATTGACCGCAATTATTCGGCGTCGGTCGAGGGCGTATTGATCCCGTCAGCATGGGTGCAAGCGGCCGTTGATGCTCATGTAAAGCTAGGCATTGCGCCCACTGGCACGCGCCGCGGCGCCCTTGACGTTGCCGACGAGGGCGTCGATAAGAACGCGTTTTGCGGGCGGTATGGCATCCTGGCCGAGCGCGTCGACGAATGGTCGGGTAAAGAATCGGACATTTACGGAACGGTACAAAAGGCGTTCGGTATTTGTGACGAGTACGACTATGACTCATTCCAATACGATGCCGACGGGCTCGGCGCCGGCGTGCGGGGCGACTCTCGGGTAATCAACGAAACCCGGCGCGAGAAAGGCATTGCTGAGATTACGGTCGACCCGTTCCGCGGATCTGGCGCCGTTCATGACCCCGAGGGCGAGATGGTAAAGAAACGGAAGAATAAGGATTTCTTCGCCAACCTCAAGGCGCAATCCTGGTGGGCGTTGCGTATCCGGTTTCAAAAGACTTACCGCGCGGTTGTCGAGGGTATGCAGTACGATCCCGACGAATTGATAAGTCTTTCGAGCGGAATTGAGAACTTGGCGAAACTGACCGGCGAATTATCACAACCGACGTACTCGATTAACACTGCCGGTAAGATCCTGGTCGACAAGGCGCCCGACGGCACCAAATCGCCTAACCTGGCCGACTCGGTCATGATCGCATTTAATCCGACCGGGGCACGCGTCGATATTTGGGCTAAATTGGCGGGCGATTAGAAATGAAAAACGCCCCTTGCGGGGCGCCTCGTTACATATCCTCGCTTCGCCAATAATCAATAAGTTCTTTCGCACCTTGTGCATTGGTGCCCGCCTCGGCGCGAACAAGTACACAAATTGCTTCTAGTTGGGCTAAGTCAAATTCGCCCGACAACCACGCGCGGCCGTTTTTGCCCGCGCTGATGCCGTCAATTGTTCCGTTTGTCAGTTCGGCCAAAATCTCTTTTGCCTGGTCGACGGTTATATCGATCATTTTGTACCTTTCGTTGTTGCGATTGAAATTACGCCCCTTTCGGGGCGCTTAAATTATGCGGCGGTTAGATACGTGGTACCGCCCTCGCGTTTAACCCGCTTGCCGATCGAAAGTACCGCATCGGCCGAAACCTTGTGCGTTTTACCCATGTAACTTTGACGCAATAATTTAGATGCGCAAATTACGCCAACGTTGAGGATTTCGCCCGATTCACTTTCCAGACCAACGGCACGTGTTAAGTTTGTTTTACCGCAGCAATCGCAAACCGGGTTATCGGTCGTGCCGAGAACTTTGTATTTTTCGCCCTTGTTGATCTTTTCCATTTCGTGCTCCTGGTTGCGTTGTTGATGTACGTATATTAGTTGAATAATTCAACGGTTGCAAGCATTATCTGCAATTAATTTTGATATTTCGCAAACGTTGCAAATTGACATAAAATGCGGTAAGCAAACTAAGGGCGCCGATCATGGCAAAAAACTCGCACCATCGCAAAAAATTAGCCGTACAACGACAAACCGCCGATAGTTTTACTAATTTCGCCGCGCGATTAGGATACGGCGCCGGGTCGCAACAAGACGCAAGCCGGTTCTCATTCGACGCTATCTCGCGTAACCGCGTCAACCTGGAATACGCGTACCGCTCGAATTGGGTTTGCGGGCTCGCCGTCGATGTGGTTGCAAAGGACATGACGCGGGCCGGCGTCGAGTTTCACGATTCCGACTTACCGCCCGACGACGCCGAGAAATTGCATAAGGCAATGGAGTCTTTGCGCATCTGGAAAGGATTGTGCGATTGCGCGAAGTGGGCGCGACTGTACGGCGGCGCGATTGCGGTAATGCTCGTTGACGGTCAGAACCCGCGCACGCCGCTTAACGTCGAGCGCATCGCAAAAGGTCAATTCAAGGGATTGCTAGTTCTCGATCGTTGGCAAATCCAACCTACGCTTGAGGATCTCGTAACGGAGTACGGTCCGGAACTCGGCATGCCGATGTTTTACGACGTCTTGCCCGCGGCGCGTGCAATGGCCGGCGAACGAATCCACTATACGCGCGTAATCCGTCTCGACGGGTTGGAATTACCACACTGGCAACGTATCGCCGAGAACGGTTGGGGTCAATCGGTAATCGAGCGGTTGTACGACCGTATCGTCAATTTTGATTCGGCATCGGCCGGCGTCGGGCAACTCGTTTACAAGGCACATCTACGCGTTGTCAAAATTGACGGGTTGCGCGAGACGATCGCATTAGGCGGTAAGGCGGCCGAGGGCGTCGCAAAGCAACTCGAAATGATTAGGCAATACCAAAGCAATGAGGGTTTGACCGTACTCGACAAGAACGACGATTTCGAGGCGCACTCTTACACATTCTCGGGCCTGGATAACGTTTTACTACAGTTCGGGCAACAGATAGCGGGCGCGACGCAAATACCGCTCGTACGCTTGTTTGGTCAATCGCCGGCCGGTCTCAACAGTACCGGCGAGTCGGATTTGCGCACGTATTACGACAACGTCAACCAACAACAAGACGAACTGTTGCGACCTGGTCTCATGCGGTTGTTTAGCGTCTTGCATCCGTCGACGTTTGGCCGCCCCCTGCCCGACGGGTTCGCGTTTGAGTTTGTCCCATTGTGGCAAATGACGCCCGAGCAAAAAGCGAACGTTGCCAAGTCCGTTGCCGAGGCCGTAACGAGCGTCGAGGGCGCCGGCATCATTTCGCAGCAAACCGCGCTTAAAGAATTGCGGCACGCATCGCGGCAAACCGGCGTCTTTACCAACATTACCGACAAGGATATCAACGCCGCCGAGACCGAACCGCCCGAGCCCGGCGAACTGGCCGAGCCGGGCGACGAGAGTAAACCGCCCTCGCCCACACTAAAGGCGGCCGCGTAAAAATAATTTTCCGGTTTCGGCCGGTCGTTTCGATTAACTATTTATTTCAACCAAAGAGGCTGCAATATGACCGTACGCGCAAAATTCAAAGTTACTTCCATTACTCGTCGTGAGCATTGGGACAAGAGCAAAGGTGAGATTCAATCAATTGAATTGCAACCCGTAATCGGGGGAAGCGACGAGAACAAAGAGTTTTACGCCGCAACCCCAACGGGATCAATCAAACTTGACACTATCAACGAGTCGGCGGGCAAGCAATTTACGCTCGGTGGCGAGTTTTACGTCGACTTTACGCCCGCCTAATCATGATACCCGCCCGCCCGTTCCCGGTATTGTGCCCGCCCGATGATTGCCCGCGCGCCGTAACCTGGTCGTCACTCGACCCCGAGCACGCCGAGCGCGTACACGGACAAACGCTCGCGCAACTGGCAAAGCGCGGCGGGTTGACGCCGGCTGAAATTTTCGGCAACGTGCGGCGCGTACCGCTCAAGCAATACGGGCGCATCGATGCGGCCGAGGCAATCGACCTGGTAAAGCGGATTGCGCATCATGGCGACCGGTAAAAAGCGCCCGCCGCCTAATTTCCGCAAGGTCGAGCGCATGTACGCTCGTCAGTTACAGAAGATCGCGCGGCATGTTGGCGATATCATCGCGGGATACCCGCCCGGCGACCCCGAGGCATTGCCGGCGGTCGAGCGCGCGTTGCGCGGGTATTCTGACGTCATCCGAGGTTGGGCGAAGATCGAAGCGCAAAAAATGCTCAACGCGGTCAACAAACAGGAAGAAGCCGAATGGCGCGAGCGATCGAAAGAAATGTCGGCCGCGTTGCGCGAAGAAATCAAACGCGCGAATACTGGTGAGACTTTACGGGGACTACTCGACGAGCAAGTAACGCTCATTACTTCCATTCCGCTCGAAGCGGCGCAACGCGTACACGAATGGACGTTGACCGGGCTCGAAAACGCGACGCGCGCAAAAGAGGTTGCGGCTGAAATCTTGCGGTCAAATGATGTGGCCGCGTCGCGCGCTCGATTGATTGCCCGTACTGAGGTCGCGCGCACGGCGTCGAAATTGACCGAGGTACGCGCAAAGCATATCGGATCTGAGGGTTATATCTGGCGCACGTCGGGCGATTCGGACGTGCGAGACTCGCATGCGAAAATGAACGGAAAATATGTGCGTTGGGATTCGCCGCCGACCTTGACCGACGGGACCGTAACGCACGCAGGCCAGATATTCAATTGCAGATGCTATCCGGAAGCGGTCATTCCCGAGTAAGTTTTTGTTCAATGTCGGCGAGTAGCTTATCGGCGTTGTCCATCCATTCACGGGCGCCGTAAACGTCGTTGGAATCCTTGAACTTCGCACGCACCTCGCGCACGCGGTCGAGCAATTCGCCGTCGGGTAATTTGGTCGTTGGCGGGGAACGCTCGGCGTTCATGCGGGCAATACGGTCGGCTAATTCCTTGTCGGGCATGGTTGTCACTCCGTTGAATTTTCGCAACGATACCGTTAACAAAAATCAAGAGATTGAGGTTAGTCAATTGGCCGCGTTCGGCGGCCGCCTGGTTATTAACGGTCGTACTCGTCGAGGATGAAGCAACCGAGAATTGTACCGTCATGGTTGAAAACATATGCGAACCATTTATCAACGCCGTGCGCCTCGAATTGAACGCTGAGATTACCGCCCGCCGGATAGCGGCCGCCGGTCAATCCCATTTTGCGAAACACATTAAACAATTGGTCGATCATGAAACCCTCAGAGATACGAGCGGCGGTTGCGGCGGCGGTGACGTTGACTGTTTGCATTTGCGTTACTCCCTGGTTGCGTTGTTGATGTAATGAATAATAGTTGAATTATTCAACGCACGCAAGCATTTTTATCAAATAAAGTTCGCAACGTAATCCGTTGTATTATTTATTTGCAAATATTTGCTATCACGGCTAGAAAAACTTGCATTGATTTTCCGCAATGTGTTATAGAATGCAACCATTGCATACAGGCACGACGCGCGAAAAATGCCGTTTTACACAACCGAACAACTCGGACCGACGCAGAGTTTGACCCCCGACGGGTTCTTACTTTGTGAGCGCGTGCCTATTGCGCGCACCGGTACGCAGTTGTACGGACCCGGCGAAGTTCCCGTCGAGGCGGGATCTGACGGCATCATTCGGATTATTCGCGACGAGTCCGAAGTATTCCGACCCGAGACAATCGCATCGTTTGAGGGCAAACCAGTAACGCTCGATCATCCGGCGTTGTTCGTTGGTCCGGAGACCTGGAAAGAACTGACGGTTGGCGTTGTGCAAAACGTGCGCCGCGGTGACGGTTTCGATTCCGACCTATTGCTCGCCGATTTGCTTATCACTGACGCGGCCGCAATCAAACTCGTGCGCGCCGAGCCCGACGACGACAAACCCGGGCAATTCAAACGCCCGTTGCGTGAGGTCTCGTGCGGGTACGACGCCAATTACGTACAAGAGTCGCCCGGCGTTGGCTATCAACGCGACATTATCGGCAATCACGTTGCATTAGTAGAGCGCGGCCGGGCCGGTTCGCGTTGTTCAATTCAAGACAAGGAACCCGAAAACATGACAACCCCGACGAAAGATAATAAACCGTCGCTGATCCAACGCTTGATGGCGCGCGTTTTCACGATGGATGAAGCGCAACTCGAACAACTCGTTAATGATTCCGACGAATCCGACGAGGACAAAGAGAAAAAGGCAACGCAAGATTCGATCGCTGCGTTGACTGCATCGGTTGCAACACTGGCAAAGACCGTCGACGCGCTCGTCAAGGGTAAGACTGCCGACGGTAAGACCGGCGACGATGACGAAGAACTCGACGAGAACGGCAACCCTAAAGGCAAGGCTAAAGACGCCGACAGCGATTTGACCGACCCCGAAGCGGCCGCCAAACTCGACGAGAGCGGCGTATATACCGGCGACTCGCTCAAAGATATTGTTTCGCGCGCCGAGATCCTCGCTCCGGGTTTCAGCATGCCGACAACCGACTCGGTAAAGAGTGACGCTGTCGTCACGTTGCAGCGTAACGTACTGGCCGAGGCGATGAAAACAACCGACGGCCAAAAAGTCGTTGCGCCGTTCCTGGCCGGTCGCGACCTGGCGAAAATGACCGCCGATGCACTCTCGGCCGTATTTGTGGCCGCGTCGGAACTCGCCCGCCAAACCAACAACGCACGCGGCGCGCAATTTGGCCGCGGCAATACAACCGATCATCGCGCCGTTGCTAACCGCGTCGTCGCTATGAATGAAGCCGCGCAAAAATTTTGGACACGTTCCTAACCTCGGAGACCTGACAAATGGGTAAATCTCTGCTTTATCGTATGGCGTCCGGTATTCCGGGCGACGTTTCCCGCCCCGCGCAATCGTTGATTGAGCCGGCAACCCTCAACGCCGCGTTGCCGTTCTCGGCGTACGGCATGGTCGGCAAATTCGCGGCCGGTAAATTCGTGCCCCTGGCCGGCGGTGAGACCGCGGCCGACGTGCGCGGTTTCCTGGTGCGCCCGTACCCGACGCAAACCGCAAACGCCGACGGTTCCGGCATTCAGCAAGGCATCATCGGTAACGTGATGCGCCGTGGTTACATGACGGTCAAATGCGGCGCCGGCGTGCCCGCGAAAGATGGACAAGTGTACGCACGTATCGCCGCGGCCGCCGCTGGCAAACCGATCGCGGGCGTTGAAGCAACCGCCGACGGTGCAAACACGATTGCAATTACCGGTTGCCGTTTTACCGGACCGGCCGACGCCGACGGCAACGTCGAAATTGAATACAACCTGTAATCGGGGAGCACAACAACATGCAAAAATCTAATTTGATTCTCGGCGCTGCGGTTGCCGCTGCTATGTCCGGCGTGCGCGCTCGTACGTACGACAACCAATTTGGCATGATGACGTTTGACCGTGCGACGATTGACTCGGCCGGCGCGTTCCTCATTGGCGAACTCGAACGTCTCGACCAAACGCTCAATTTGCCACTGGTCGAATACACATGGTCGCGCGATATCACGTTGCGCGAAGATGTGAGCATCGGTGACGAGCAATCGTCGTTTACCAACTCGTCGTTTGCGGCCGCCGGCGGTCCGTCGCCGAATGGTAAATCGTGGGTCGGCAAAGATGCGAACGCAATTGCCGGGCTCGCGCTCGATATCGGCAAGACTGCAAACCCGCTCACCTTGTGGGCTATGGAACTCGGTTGGACTCTGCCCGAACTGGCAAGCGCGCAACAAATCGGCCGCCCGATCGATACCCAAAAATTTGAGGGTATGAACCTCAAATACAACATGGATATCGACGAGCAAGTCTATATTGGCGATTCCGTTATTGGCGTAACCGGCCTGGTCAACAACGCCGCCGTACCCGTGATGAACGCGCTGACCGGCAACTGGTCGAACCCGGCAACAACCGCCGATCAAATCCTTGCGGATATCAACAAGCTGTTGTCGACCGCATGGCAAAATACCAGTTTCGCAATTTGCCCGCGCAAACTGTTGGTTGATCCAATTTCGTTTGGTGCACTGGTGACTAAGAAAGTGTCAGACGCCGGCAATATTTCGGTTCTCGAATACGTCAAGGTCAATTGCATTTCGATGGCGAAGAACGGCGCACCGCTCGACGTTCAACCGGTCAAATGGTTGACTGGCCGCGGCGCCGGCGCAACTAACCGTGCGGTCGCGTACACGAACGACAAATCGCGCGTTCGTTTCCCGCTCGTGCCGTTGCAGCGTACCCCGCTGGAATACCGGAATCTGCATCAACTGACAACCTATTACGGCCGCCTCGGTACCGTTGAGGTTGTGTACGAGGAAACGCTGCATTACATGGACGGCGTGTAATCGCCGCCCGCTAACGTAACGCAAACAACAAGGGCGCCGCGCATAAATACGGGCGCCCTTTTTTCAACAGAATACGAGGTCGCAACATGGCAACCGATAAAAAACAAGTCAAAGTACACGTATCCCGCGCGTTCCTGTTCAACGCCGCTGATGGATCGGAAATCAAATTCAAGCGCGGCGCAAACGTCGTCGACAAAGAAGTCGCCGAGCATCCGTTTGTAAAGGCGCATATCGTTGACGAGGAAAGCATCGCCGAACCCGCCGATGCAAAGGCGCTCGCCGCGGCAATCGCCCGCGCTGAAAAAGCCGAGGCAAAGGTCGGCGAACTCGAATTGCAAGTCGCGCAATTGCTGGCCGCGCAAGGCGCTGGCAAGAAGTAATCGATCATGGATGCCGCTCAGTTTAAGGCCGATTTTCCCGCGTTCGAGAGCGCAAGCGATGCGCGTATCGGGTTTTGGTTGGCGTTGGGCGAGCGGTTGCTGCCCGCGGATCGTTGGGCTGATTTGCTCGATACCGGTCTCGAACTGTACATCGCGCACCAATTGACGCTCGAAAGCAAGACCGGGACCGGCGGCAATGTGGTTGGTCAAGTCACATCAAAGAGCGTCGACAAAATCAGCGTGTCATACGATACCGCCGCAGTAAGCCTGGCCGATGCCGGGCATTACAACGCGTCATCGTATGGCGTGCAACTGTTGCAACTGGCGCGCATGATCGGCGCCGGCGGTTTCCAACTATGAGCACGAAGTCGGGCGTCAAGACCACGCGCGACGACGTCGACCGCATCATGCGATCGCTCAAAACGTTGACCGGTCTCGACGTACTCGTCGGCATCCCGGCCGAGAATACCGAGCGGCGCGAAAAGGGCGAACCGATCAATAATGCAATCCTCGGGTATATCCATGAGAACGGCGCCCCTAAAGCGAACATACCCGCCCGCCCGTTCCTAATTCCCGGCGTGCGCAACGCGAAACCTAAAGTAATTCCGCACTTTAAAAAAGCAACCGAAGCGGTATTGAAAGGTGATCTTGAGGGCGCGTCGCGTTCGCTGCATGCGGCCGGTTTGATCGGGCAAAACGAGGTACGCGCGGTTATCAATAGCGGGCCGCCGCCGGCGTTGTCCGAGCGCACACTTGCCGCGCGCCGCGCTCGCGGTCGAACTGGCGACGTGCCGTTGATCGATACCGGACAATTGCGCAACTCGATTACTTACGTATTACGGACCGATAAAAAATGATCGACGTTTCGGAAATCCTCAACGACCCCGAACTCGGCGCCGAGTTTGACCTTGTGTGCGTGCGCAATGACCAAACCGTCGGCACCAACGGGCGCGCGGTCAATGCACCGACCGAGATACCATTTGCCGGCGTCGTAACGAACGTCGACGGCGACACGCGCACCAATACGGAAACCGGTTCGTATGCAACGGGCTCGATATTGATTCATACGCAATTGGCGTTGCGCACGGCCGACGACAACCTCGGGCACGATGCTGATATCGTCAAGCGTGGCGATGGCCGGCAATATCTCGTCGTCGACGTGTCGAACTATATTCGCTACGGCGTCGGATTTGTGGCCGCAACGTGCGAACCGCGGCGGTCTAACGTATGAGCAACAACACCTCGGCAACCGGCGGGTACCTGGTACCGGCAATTGCGGATATTGACGACGACGCACTCGACGACCTGTTCGCCGCAGCGATCGTTGGCGTTACCGGATTGCCGGGCGACCTGGTGCGCCCACGCTGGCAAGAACCGGCGCCGAAGCAACCGCCGGCTAACGTCAACTGGTGCGCGGTTGGCATCATTGATGATACGGCCGACGACGGCGCGTACATCGTACACGACCCGAACGGCGGGCCTGACGGTCTCGGTCAAGATACGTTGAGCCGATGCGAGGATTTAACTGTACTCGCGACGTTCTACGGACCGAGCGCAAAGCGGATTGCCAAGCAAGCGCGCGATGGTTTCGCGGTCTTACAGAACAACGAATCGTTGCAATCTGTATATATTTCCTTTGTAAATACCGATACAATCCGAGCAATACCCGAACTCGTCAACGGGCAATGGGTTAAGCGTTACGACTTGCGGTTGTATTTCCGTCGCGCGCTCGCAAGAACATACGCAATACAGACAATCGAAACCGTCGGCGTTGAGTTGCACGTCGAGGACAAAATTTCAAACATTAACGTAGAACCGCAACCGTAAAAGGGGAACCGCAAAATGCCGAATCTTTCCGTATCTCGTCTCGTTAAGGTGAATGTGATCCTTGCGGCTTTGGCGGCGCAAGCGCAAAACCTTTCGACGCTACTATTACTCACGTCGTCAAACATTATTGACGTCGTTGAGCGTATCCGTTCATACACGGCACTTACCGATGTGGCAACCGATTTCGGCACGACCGGACCCGAGTACGCCGCCGCAGTTCTTTACTTTCAACAAACGCCGCAACCGGCGCAACTGAAAATCGGACGTTGGGCGAAAACCGCAACCTACGGCCATTTGAAATGCGCGCCGCTATCAACCGCCAACCAATTGATCGCAGCATGGAACGCAATCACAACGGGCGCGTTTAAGATCTCAATCGATGGCGTTGCCGCTGTTACCGTATCCGCGCTGAATTTCTCAGCCGATGCGAACTTGAACGCCGTTGCTGCACGCATCCAAACCGCGGTACGCGCGGCAAACGCCGCGGCCGGATATACCGGCGCAACCGTCGTGTATAACGCGACGCTCAAGCGTTTTGAATTTACGAGCGGCACGACCGGCGCAACGTCGTCGGTTGCGTTCCTGACCGCCCCCGGTGCCGGTACCGATATCTCGGCAATGCTCGGCGGTTTGTCGACGAGCGGCGGTTACGTGGTTCCTGGTCAAGCCGCGGAATCCGCGCTCACCGCCGCAACGCTGTTCGATGGCAATTTCGGCCGCCAATGGTACGGCCTGATGATTCCCGAGGCGGTCGACGATGACCAAATCGCCGTTGCCGGATTCATCGAAGCGACCAACAACAAACACTTGTTCGGCATTACGACGCAAGATGCCAACGCACTATCGGCCGTTGCAACAACCGATGTTGCGTACCGTGCAAAGGCGCTCGCGTACACTAAGACCGCCGTGCAGTATTCGAGCCAAAACGCGTATGCGGCCGCGTCGCTGTTGGCGAAAGCCATGTCGACCAATTGGAACGGCAACAATACCGCAATTACGCTGATGTACAAGGGCGAACCTGGTATCGTCGCCGAGTCGATTACCGAGACGCAAGCGCAAGCCCTCGCCGGCAAAAATTGCAACGTGTTCGTCAATTACGACAACTCGACCGCGATCATTCAAAACGGTACCGTTGCAAGCGGCGATTTTATCGACACGATTACCGGCGCCGACGCGATTGCCGTGGATCTGCAAAACGAACTGTATAACCTGTTGTATACGTCGCCGACAAAGATTCCGCAAACTGATGCCGGTTCAAATCTGTCCGTTGCAACGTGCGAAAAGGTTTGCAGCAAATACGTTACTAATGGATTTCTCGCGCCGGGCGTATGGGATCAAACCGGGTTCGGCAACCTGGCACAAGGCGATTTCCTCGGAAAAGGGTTCTATGTGTACGCGCCGCCTATCGCGTCGCAATTGAAAGCCGATCGTCAAGCGCGTAAGTCGGTACCGATTCAAATTGCGGCGAAGTGCGCCGGCGCCGTGCATTCATTCGATCTGCAACTGAATATTTCGCGCTAATAAAGGGGGTTCGCGACCATGAAAACATATAGCTTTATCAATACGCAATGCTCGCTCGTCGGACCCGGCGTAACGCTCAACCTCGGGTACGGTGCCGGTATTGCCGAAGAAGGTATTACGGTGGAACCGGCCGGCGATGTGAACAACATGGTAATCGGCGCCGACGGTCAAGGATTCCACAATCTGCACGCTGACAAGAGCGGGCATATTACCGTGCGCGTTCTCAAGACCTCGCCGATTAACGGGCTGTTGTCGGCGGCGTTGGCGTTCCAACGCACGAGCGCGGCGAATTGGGGGCAAAACGGTATTACGATCGTCAATACCGCCCTCAACGACACGATTACGGCGCAACAAGTCGCGTTCGCGAAAGTGCCAACCGTCGAGTATGCGAAAGACGGTCGTTTTAACGAATGGCGGTTCGACGCCATCGATATCGATTTCGGGCTCGGTAAGTAATGACGGCCGTAACTCTCGAACTCGGCGAGCATACGTACAGCGTCGCGAAACTCGACGTCATGCGGCAATTCCACGTTGCGCGACGCCTGGCGCCCGCGGTTTGGGCGCTCGCGCGATCGGCCGGCGCGGTACTGACGAGCGCGTTACCCGATGGCGTGCCGATGACGTTTACGAACGTCGTTGCCGGTCTCAAGGGTCTTGAGGATGGCGCGTTAATGGGCGCCGTTGTCGAGGCGGCCGGGCCGCTCGTCGATGTGTTCGCTCACATGAGCAACGCCGACTCGCAATACATTATTAACGAATGCTTGTCGGTATGCTCGCGGCAAGTTGGCGACACTGGCTGGCAAGTCGCGTATGTTGAGGGGTCCGGATTCATGTTTCACGACATGACGTTACCCGAAATGATGCAACTGGTATTCGCGGCAATCCGACACAATCTCGGAAATTTTATGCCCGCCCTCGCAACCCCGAAATAAGAAATTCGGGGGGTGCCGGTCCCGAACTGGCAACAATGGCCGATGGCGAGGGCTGGATAATGCGGCCAGTAATGCGCGGCATGTGCACGTACGAGAGTTTAAAAAATGGGTCGGTCGACCTATGCGACATTGCGCGCATGAATGAAGCAATCGACATTGACGACGAGAACCGCAAACGCATAGCGGAATGGGTTGATAAAAATGGCCGGTGATACCGAAGTAATCCGACAATTTCTCGTAAGCCTCGGTTTTCAAATCGACCAAAACGGGCTAAAGAAATTCATCGGCGGGCTAGACGGTACCAACAAGTCGGCGCTCGCCGCGGGCAAGGCCGTTCTCGGCGTCGCGATCGCGGCCGAAGCAATGGTCGTACAGTTTTCCTCGTCAATGGAAAAACTGTACTATCAATCCAAGCGTACCAACTCGTCGGTTGAGAACCTACAGGGTTTAGAGTTTGGTTCGCGCAAAATCGGATTGGCCGCTGGTCAAGCGCGTGAAGCGTTAGAGGGTATGGTTGGCGCCGCGCGCATGAACCCTGGGTTACGGGCGGTCATCGACGGCATGCTCGGCAAAAGTACCGCCGGTCTCGATCAAGCGCAGGTAATGCTTGAGTTCGTGCAAAAACTCTCGGAATTGCCACACTTCCAAGGCGCGCGGTTTGCGCAAATGTTTGGCATGGATGAGCGCACGTTCCTGATGCTCAAGCAAGGCATGCCCGAGCTAATCAAGGCCGAAGAAGAACGCCGCAACCTCAACCGCAACGCCGGTATTGATGCGCAAGCGGCGGCCGAGGCGGGTAAAGAATATGCAAACTCGATACGCGACATTACCGAGCGCATTACCGTTTTGCGCGACCGTCTCGCAATCGAACTGTTACCGTCGTTTCGTGCGTTTAACAAAGAGGTTGTTGCCGGGCTCGACAACCTGGCGCGGTTCAAATTAGACGAGCATCCGACGCTGAAAAAGGGCGTCGAGGGCACAGGCAAGCTATTTGACAATGCGCTCGGCGGTACCGCCGATGTGATCAAAGGCGCGCAAGCGCACGACGGCAAAGGCGTATGGAATGGCATAAAGCGCATGTGGAACGGTACGCTACTCGGCACGGCCACACGCAAAGGGTTTGACGCGATCAACGATTGGCGCGACTCGTACCGGCCTGGTGGTGCGCGGTCCGACACGCCGGCGACCGGTAAGCCAAAAGATGCGGTATCGGCCGGCGGTAATTTGCCGCTTGGTTTACGCCAAAACAACCCCGGCAATTTGCGCCGTTGGGCGAAGGGGCAAGAGACGCGCGGCGGGTTTGCCGTGTTCCCGAGTATGGCGTCGGGTCTTTCCGCGATGGCCGGCAACCTGTTAAATTATTACAACAAAGACGGTTTGCGCAACGTGCGTGACATTATCGCGAAGTGGGCGCCGAAAGAAGATAAAAACGATACCGACGCGTACATCAAAGACGTTGCAAAGCGTCTCGGCGTTGGCGCGGCCGACGAATTGGACTTGAAAGATCCGGCCGTATTGTCAAAACTAATGGCCGCGATGATCCAAAAGGAACAAGGCTACAATCCGTTCGGAAGTACCGAACTGTTGGCGGCCGCGCAAAGTCGATTAGGCGGCGGTAATGGCGCGCAAGTCGTGGTGAATCAAAAGACCGACATTCACGTCAACGGCGCCGATAGTCCGGTCGCGACCGCGCGTAGCGTCGCGATGGTACAAGATGATGTGACTGGCAATATGGTTCGCAATATGAGGGGGGCGATTCAATGAGTTTTGTTTTACCCGCGCTCGCAATCGGTCTCGGGTCAATCCGGATTCGGCCGCAACGCGGGTTTTATCCGACCATTGGCGCCGATGGACCGTCACAACCGCTCGTTGCACATGCGACGCTTGAGGAACTCCATCGCGACGATTTGGAGATAACCGAGCATCCGGTCGAACTCGGGGCGCCGATTGCCGATCATTCGTTTTCACGTCCGGCCGAAGTCGTCATCCGTTGCGCCTGGTCGAACGGTCCCGCAAGTTCGCCGAGCCTACTTGGTGCGGCGGTCGGTATCGCGGGCGCCAAGTTTCCGGCGGTCGGTCAAATCGTGGGCGCGGTAAAAACGGCATCGGCGGCGGTCTCGACGGCACAATCGATCTTGTCGGGCAACGCGCCGAGTCAAGCAAAAGCGATTTACGGACAACTACTCGAATTGCAGCAATCGCGCATTCCGTTCGTCGTCTATACGGGCAAGCGGATTTACCGCAACATGCTGTTTAAATCTCTCGGGGTGACAACCGACGGCGAGCACGAGAATTGCCTATTGGTGACTGCGATATGCAAGCAAATCATCATTGTGTCAACGAGTACCGTTACGGTGCCGGTAAATTCGAGCGCGCAAGGTTCGCCCGAGAAAACGTCGCCGCTGATGAAGTACGGGCAAAAGTCTCTTAAATCGTTGCCGACCATCCCGAGCGGCATACCGTCGCTCAGTTTGCCGGCGGGCCTGGGGGTACTGTAATGCAAGCGTTTGAAATACCAACCACGCCGACGCCGCAAGAGTTTGCAATCACATTGGGCGGCGTGCAGTACCGTGTAACACTCAAATGGAATGTGGCTTCTAACGCATGGGTGATCGATTTTGCCGATACCAACGGCGTGCCGATTCTTGCGGGCGTACCGCTCGTAACGGGCGTCGACTTGTTGGAACCATACGCGTATTTGAATTTCGGCGGCAAACTGTACGCGCTCACCGATAACGACGCCGACGCGCCGCCTACGTTTGTTAATTTGGGGGTTGCGGGCCGCTTGTATTGGGTGACGGAATGACAGACAAACTCGAACAACAGTGGATTCGTAAGGCGACGCTAATTGTCGCGGCCGACGGTGACGGCATCGACTTGTCGCAACTACGGTTCAAATTCCGCGTATGCCAATCCGACGAGGAAAGCCCAAATACGGCCATTATCCGCGTGTACAACCTGGCGCCCGACACGCTACGCAAGATAACCGGCCGTACGCCGGTCGAATACACGCGCGTCGTTTTACAGGCTGGATACGAGAACTCACATTACGGCGTCATATTCGACGGCACGATCAAACAGTTCCGGCGCGGTAAAGAGAACGCGACCGACTCATATCTCGACATATTGGCCGCCGCCGGCGACATTGAATACAACCTCGGCGTATGCAACGCGACCGTTGCGGCCGGATCTACGCCACTAGAGCGCGCACGCATCGTTGCGAAACAAATGGGTATGGAACTCGGCCAAACGCCCGGACTCGTATTCGGCGGCGTTTTACCGCGCGGGAAAGTCCTATGGGGCATGGGTCGAACGCTGTTGCGGTGCGAGGCCGCCAACCGCGGCGCAACCTGGTCAATACAAGACGGAAAAATAGACGTTGTCCCGCTCGACGGGTATTTGCCGGGCGAGGCGGTCGTCTTGTCGGCACTTACCGGCATGGTTGGCATTCCGGAGCAAACCGAGCAAGGTGTACGCATCCGTTGCCTACTCAATCCGAAACTGCGCATTGGCGGTCTCGTGCAAGTCGATAACGCGTCAATCAACCAAACGTCGCAAGCGGATTTGCGGGCATCGGGTTTTGCATCGCGTAACCTCGACGTCGGGCAAGTACCGTTCGATAAATACGCGGGCGTACAAATGCTCGCCGATGTGACAACCGACGGTTTTTACAGACTTTACGTTGTTGAATATATAGGCGATACTCGCGGTCAAGAGTGGTACGCGGAATTGGTCGGCCTGGCCGTCGACGCGTCAACGGGCAAGGTACTCGCGAAATGAATAGGCTAGAACGGATTGACGATAAAGAAGCGGCAATGCGGGCGGTTTTGCTCGGTTGGCAAGCCGGCCTATTTACCGCCATGCCCGCAATTATCGAGAGTTTTGACCCGTCCAAAGAGACGTGCGAGGCAACATGCACGATTCAAGCGAAAGTAACGGGCAAAGACGGGACCGCGCAATGGGTGACATTACCGAAACTCGTTGACGTGCCGGTCGTATTCCCTAGCGGCGGCGGGTATTCGCTAACTTTTCCGGTTGACGCCGGCGACGAAGCGTTAATCGTATTCGCGTCGCGTTGTATCGATAATTGGTGGTTAGCGGGCGGCGTGCAAACGCAAGCGGATTTGCGCATGCACGATCTATCCGACGGATTCGCGTTCGTCGGCATCCGGTCGCAACCGCGCGTACTGAATAACGGCGTAAAGACCACGGCGGCGCAATTGCGGTCCGATGACGGTTCAACGTTTGTCGAGGTAGCCGACGGCAATCTCGTCAATATCACGGCACCGGGCGGCATCAACTTAAACGGCGTCACAATCGACGCGGCCGGCAATGTGACCGCCCCAGCGGGCTCGACAATCAAGGCGCCGACCGTCGAGGGTACAACACAAGTTAAATTTGCCGGCAAAAATGCAACCACGCATACGCACGGCGGCGTTACGACCGGCGCCGGCAATACCTTGGGGCCGACATGAGATACCGCGCATTAGACGCCGACGGCGATTACCAATTCGGCACGAGCAACGCGCAATTTTTGGTCGACTCGCCCGACGCGGTCGCGCAAGCGGTTTTGACGCGGTTGCAGTTGCGTACCGGAGAATGGTTCTTAGATTTGCTTGAGGGTACGCCATACGATACCGAGATACTCGGCGAGGGTACGCAAGCGTTATACGACCAAGCGATACAAGAGCGCATCATTGGAACCAACGGGGTTTTGTCACTGGTTGAATATTCAAGTACGCTCGACAAAAACCGCAAGCTATCAGTAAGCGCAACGATTGCGACCGTTTACGGCAACGCGACGATAACAACAACGGGAAACCTCGCATAAATGCAAAAATTCGCAGATAACGTCACATCGGCCAAAACCGGCCGCGCGATCGATAAAGCAACCGTGGTTGTTACCAAAAACGACGGGTCGCCCGCGCAAATTTATTCGGACAACGGCACGACGTTGCGCTCGTCGACGCTCACGACTGACGCCAACGGCTATTTCGAGTTTTACGCCCCCGACGGACATTACCGCATTACGGTTAGCGGTCCCGGTATTGCAACGCTCGTACGCAGCGATATTCTGCTGGAAGATCCGGCCGATGGCTCGGCGGCGCTTGCTGCTGCATCGGGCGCATCTCTGATCGGTTTTCAACAGGCCGGAAGCGGCTCTGTCAAGCGCACGCTTCAGGACAAGGCGGGAGAATTGATCAGCCTTGGAGATAAGGGCGGGGATCCAGCGGCATCCGACAATCTGACAGCAGTAAATGCGCTGATTACGGATGCGGCGCAGGGTAACAAGGTTATTGACCTGAACGGCAAAAATTACACGCTGTCCGCGAAACCAACAAACACCTATGGCGTCAGATTCAGAAACGGAAAGCTGCTCGTTCCATCGGGAATCAGCACATACCTGACGGCGGCAAATAGTTATGCGGACGATCTCGGCATCATGGTTGGGCGCGAACATCTTTCCGTGTTCTGGCGCTCAGTCACGGCGGGCACCCAGCAGACAGTCTATGTATTTGGTGATTCAACCGTTGAAATGGACGCCGGGTATCCGCTGAAATCGCATGAATTGCTGGAGCGGGCGCTGTGGTCGAAGGGCGTCAACGATGTGTTGACGGTCAATCGTGGCGTGTCGGGAAGCTCTTGGAGTGACTTGAACGCGGTTCCAGACTTGGGCGCATCAACAAAGCTAATCCTAATCAAATACGGGATCAATGACGCGGATAAAGCCAATCCGCTGGCGACAATGGCAGCGGACGCACGCGCCAAACTGACGGCAATTCGCGCTGCTGCAAACGGGAATTATGCAAACCTGTCCATTTTGCTGATGGGGCCGAATGCCACTTTCCGGCCTTCGCACAATCAGGATGCAAAGTGGTATGAGGACGTGCGAAACGTGTATCTGGCATTGGCGCGGGAGTTCGGATGCGCCTACTTTGACACCTACGCATACATGCAGGACGCAACTCGTGCGCCGGGCCTGTGGCTGGACAATATCGGCGGCAGCGGAGAGGGGTTGCATCCCGATCCCGTCCATGCATACCGCATCTGGTGGGAAGCGTTCACCGATCACATTTTGGGTGACGGGCAAGCAAACACCAAGAAAAGTAATCAGTTCTGGAATCTGACGAACTACACAAAGCCGGCGTATCCGACTGATGGTCCTCAGACGTTTGCAATGGGCATCACGATTCAGGCGGCGCTTACTGGAAACGGATTTCCGTTCGATGGCATCCTGATCACGACGCGACACGCTGAGTTTTTCGCCACGCAAGAGGTGCGCACGTTAGACGCGGTTCCACGCCGAGCCGTTCGCACTGGATCATCCATTTCAAACGTATGGACTCAGTGGACCGGCGTCCCAATCATGCTAACGTATCTAAATAGCTGGAGTGATAAGGCCGGGGGTTATGCGTCTGCTGGCTATGTCGTTGGCGATGACGGATTCGTGGAGTTGTTTGGCGTGGTGAAAGGGGGATCATCTGGGGTTGCAATGACCAATCTACCATCAAATGCCCGCCCCGTATATGCGCATGCCTTCGCATCTACTAATGGCGCAACTGTCACCGTTTACGGTAATGGCGATGTAATCGCGTCAGGATCAGATGTCTCGCTAGTCGGTCTCGACGGTGTGCGATTCAAGGTACTGTAAAGGGATGACATGGCAATCATAGTTAGCGTAACGTTTTGGAATTGGACGGGTGCAAATGCAAAAATATGCAGATAACGTAGCATCGGCAAAAACCGGCCGCGCGATTGAAAAGGCAACCGTGGTTGTTACTAAGCTCGACGGGTCAGCCGCGCAAATCTATTCCGACAACGGCACGACGCTACGACCGTCGATGCTCACGACGGACAAGAACGGCTATTTCGAGTTTTACGCCCCCGACGGTCATTACCGGTTGACGATTAGCGGGCCGGGTATCGAGTCGATAATCCGTAGCGACATTTTGCTCGAAGATCCGGCCGACGGAAACCCGTTCGACCTGACCTCGTTTTATCCTGGCATACCGAGCGCGAGCGCGAAAGTTACGCGCGTACCGGTCGCGCGTACCGTGTCATTCCCGGCAAATCTCGCCGGTAGTATTGGTATTGCGAGCGTTGCGGCAACGGCGTTGACGGCGTTTGCCGTGCGCAAAAACGCGGCGAGCGTCGGTACGATTACGTTTGCGGCGGGCGCAACCACGGCGACGTTTACGACTGCGAGCGGGGCGGCGTTCTCATTGACGGCGGGCGATTATCTTTCAATCGTCGCGCCGGCAACGCCCGACGCTACGTTAGCCGATGTTGGATTTGTTCTAGCGGGAACTCGCTAAGGGGCATCTTGTGGCAATAGTCCAAATTGGCAATCAAGTGCTCGGGAGTTCGGGAGTTCAATTCCCGCCGGCTAATAATAAAATGGTTAACCGGTTTCAGAATACGAGCGCATATTCGGTTAGCATCAACAAGTTTTACGGAAAATGGAAAGCTGGTGGTATCGGTAGCGTGGTTGCGGTAAAGGCGCTCATTTACAGTGATAACGCAAATTCGCCGGATGCACTAATGGGCGCATCGGACGAGCGTACCGGATTAGGGACTGCGGGCGCGTGGGAACTTATCACGTTTTCAACGCCGGTTGTTGTTCCCGCTGGGGCGTATATCTGGATCGGTGTGATTGCGAACGGAACTGGGGAATCGTTCGAATGTTTAAATACCGGTACGCTCAAATACAACGCCGATATGTATTCGGACGGACCCGCCCCGACTTTCGGGTCGCACACGACGCTTTCTTACACGATGCCAATGTATGTTGAGGGTGCGGAAAATATTCCGGCCAACCGGCCGCATACATGCGTTTGCACATAATACGGGCAATAGACAACTATGACAATTATCGTAAGTGAGTCAACAACGACGCAAGACGGCGCGCAATCGTCAAGCCTCGGCCTGGCCGCGAAAGTTACCGCCGCCGGCATTTCGGCGCCAACCTACGTTGACATTTTGGCGACGTTGCAAGCGAAAATGCGCGAGATATTCGGCGCCGATATTTACATCGAACCCGATAGCAAAGACGGGCAATTGCTCGCGATCGTGGCGCAAGCGATTTACGACGCTAACGACTCGGCCATCGCGACGTATAACAACTTCTCGCCGCTCACGGCGCAAGGCGCGGGCCTATCGTCGGTCGTCAAGACGAACGGTATTGCGCGCCTGGTTGCGTCGTACTCAACCGCCGTCGGCAATGTGGTCGGTCAAGTCGGAACGGTCATTACCAACGGCGTCGTCAAGGATGCGAACGGCAACTTATGGGATTTGCCGGCCAGTGTGACGATTCCGGCCGCCGGTCAAATCTCGGTTACGGTAACGGCGCAACAAATCGGCGCAATCTCGGCGGCGGCCGGCACGATCAACCAAATTGCAACGCCGTCTCTCGGTTGGCAATCGTTCACGTCGACCGCCGATGCAACGCTCGGGGCGCCGGTTGAGCGCGACGCCGCGTTGCGCAAGCGGCAAGCCGTGTCGACGTCGTTACCCGCGCAAACGCCGCTCGGCGCATTACAGGGGGCGCTCGCCAATCTGACGGGCGTAACCGCGCTCAAGGTTTACGAGAATACCGCAAGTGTTGCTGATGCGAACGGCATACCGGGCAAAGCAATTTGCGTTGTGATCCAAGGCGGCGACCTGGTAAGCATTGCGCAAATCATCGGCCAAAAGAAAAGCCCCGGTGCCGCAACGTACGGCACGACCGCGCAAACCTACATCGACCCGGTTACGGGCATCCCGTACACAATCAATTTTTACGTACTGACAACGCAAAACGTAAAGGTCAAGATTACCGGTACGCCGCTGGCCGGCTATACGAGCGCACAAGCGACCGCGATACAAAACGCGATCGTTGACTACATCGCATTGCACGGTATCGGCGACGCGGTCGAATATACGGGATTGTGGGCGCCCGCGTACCAAAACGTACCGGCATTGCAGCAACCGTACCGGATCTCGACGTTACAAGTATCGACCGACGGCGGGGCAACGTGGAATACAAACGACGTTGCGGTCGCGTTTAACAAAATCGCGTTGACCGCCGCGGCCGACGTTCAAGTAACGATCGCATGATGACTCGAACCATTGACGATTACCTCGCGCTATTGCCGTCGGCGAGTCGCTCGCAACCAAAATTCGTTGCGTTCATTTCGACGCTACTCGACGGCCTGGTCGACGTGCAAAACACGGTTGCGGGAATGCCCGACGCGTTTGATATCGATACGGCGGTCGGTGCACAACTCGACGCGGTCGGCGTGCGCGTCGGTCTATCGCGGCAATTGGCGGTACCGCTCGCCGGCGTGTATTTCTCGCTCGATACCGCCGGCGTGGGTCTCGATCAAGGCGTCATACGCGGGCCGTTCGACCCTGCCGACGCGTTGACGTCGCTCGATGATGAGACGTACCGGTTAATCCTGAAAATCAAGGTTCGGGCAAACAATTGGAACGGTTCGCTAGAACAAGCGCAAAGCATGCTCGCCGCCGTCGAAACCGCGGGCACGCACATATTCATGCAAGACAATTTCGACATGAGCGCAACGCTACTCGTTAGCGGCGTCGTGCCAAGTACGTTATTTGTGTCGCTACTGAAGCAAATGAAGGATTGGATACGGCCGGCGGCGGTCGATATCCCGAGCGTTTATGTGACGAGCAAGAGCGGTTCGCCGCTGTTCGGGCTCGACGTGCAAAATAGTTATATTGGCGGGCTAGATTCCGGCGCCATTGGAATAAAATACTAAAAACTTACACGGGGGTATTGAATGCCGACCAATGAAATAAAACAGATTGCGTCAAGCGTTGGCGCGAACGTCGCAACACAAGCGAATTTCGCAGCAAACGCCGCAATCCTGGCAAACGGGTTCTCGTCGGGCGTCGTCGACTCGCTCACGTTCAACAAGATTTTGCGGCAATCGTCGTTCGTCTCTGCGATGGTCGCGCAATTTATCGCCGACAACCAAGCAAACAATGTGGTTGATGACGGCAACCTCGCCAACCTTGAAGCGTACTTTACGGCCGCGTTAAAAGGCGCAATGCCTGGTCGTCTAGTGGGCGTGCAAGTATTTACCGCAAGCGGGACATACACGCCAACCGCCGGCATGACAACGGCGGTTGTTGAGGTCCAAGGCGGCGGCGGCGCGGGCGGCGGGTCCGTTGCAACGGCGGCGGCGCAATATTCCATGTCGGGGGGCGGCGGGTCCGGCGCATACGGTCGCGGGCGATTTACGGCGGCGCAAATCGGCGCATCACAAGCAATTACCGTTGGCGCGGGCGGTACCGGCGTATCCGGCGGCACGGGCGGTTCCGGCGGCACGTCGTCGTTCGGCGCACTGTTGACCGCATCGGGCGGCGCAGGTGGCGGCGCAATGCCCGCAACGTCAAGTTCCGTTGTCTCGTTACAGGGCGGCGGCGCGGGCGGTTCGTCGGTAAGCGGCGCATTGGTTGCGGAAAACGGCATCCAAGGCGCGAACGGGTACGTATTGAACAACAACATTGCGACCGGCGGCGGCGGGGCGTCAAAGTTCGGCGGCGGTGCCCCCATTGGCGGCGTCGGTACGGGAACGGCGGCGGTATCCAAAGGTTCGGGCGGTGCGGGCGCAGGTAGTAACGTGTCAGATACCGCAAAAGTGGGCGGCGCGGGTGCCGCTGGTATTGTCATCATTTTTGAATACGCATAATGAAAACATACGCACGCATTGACGGCGGCAAGGTCGTCGAAATTATCGCCCCACTATCTAACGACGAGGGCGCCGAGGTTCCGATCGAAGCGCGTTTTCATCCAGACATTGTTGTGTCACTGGTTGATGTTACCGACGTTCCGGAAGTGTCCGAGGGTTGGACGTACGACGGCAATACCGTTACGCCGCCAACAATCCCGGCCGGCGAGCAACGGGCGGCGACTATTCGCGAAATTGAGGCCGTACGCGACGCGAAACTCGCCGCCGGCGTCGAGTGGAACGGGTATTTGTGGCAAACCGACGCATTGTTTCAAGCGCAATTGACCGGCATCGTTGGTGCCTATACCGCGGGCATTTTGCCGGCGTCGGCGCAAATGGGGATTCGTACCAAGGATAACCAAACCGTGCAACTCGACGGCGCGCAAATCAAGACCCTGGCCGGTACCGTTCTCGCGTACGTGCAAGGCGTGTTCGCCGAGTCGTGGGCGGCAAAAGACGCTCTGTAATCATGCGGTACGACGACGCCCGCCCGCATATTGCAACCGGCGATCTTATTGCCGTGCGTCGTCGTTCCGGTTGGTTAGCCAAAGCAACCCGCCTCATTACCGAGAGCGATTACACGCATACCGGCGTCGCGTTATGGGTCGGACCGCCGGGCGACCGCCGCTTACTGATGGCGCACATCAACGGCGGCGGCGCGAGCCTCGTACCGGTTTCGCAAGAATCTGGATTTGGATTCGATGTGTATGCGTCGCCCGTTCCTGCCGATGCAATCGAGCGCGCGATATGGTCGACGATTGGCGTTCGCATCGCGTACAGTATCGCCGATCTATTCCGCATTGCCGCACACATCAAATTAGGTACGCGGTTGCCACAACAAGGCACCGAATACATTTGTTCGGCACTCTCGGCGCATCTGTATTTACTGGCCGGTTGGTTGCCGGTCAATATGCCGTCTATCCCGTGGCCGGGCGCCATTGTTGCCGCGCTCGCCACGCCCCCGCGATTGGAAGTTCGGCCGTAACAGAAACGCTCTTGTAAACGTTGTGCAAGCGCATATAATGCGTTAAATCAATACGTTCCCGAGCGTTTCATGCCTATAACCGCCGCAACGCTACGCGCAATCATGCCCCTATCGGGTTTGCAAGCGACGCTGTACGCGCCGTTGTTGTCGGCAACGTGCGACAAATACGGCATTACAACGCCCGATCGGTTATCCGCGTTCCTGGCAAATATCGCCGTAGAATCCGCTCAATTAACACGCGTTGTCGAGTCGTGCAATTATCGCGACCCCGCGCGCCTGTTGTCATTATTCCCGCATGACTTTAAAGACCTGGCCGACGCAAAAGCTATTCAAGTGCGCGGCGAGCGAGCAATCGCAAACCGGATCTACGCAAACCAAAACGGCAACGGTCCGGAGTCAAGCGGAGACGGTTGGGCATTCCGCGGCCGATCGCTCGGGCAAGTAACCGGGCGCAATGGATACATCATTGTCGGCCACATCTTAGAACTTGACTTGCTCAATCATCCGGAACTATTGGAGATCCCCGAGCACGCCGCCGACGCCGCCGGGGTATGGTGGTTCAATAATCATTTAAACGAATATGCCGACGCCGGCCGGTTTCAGTCCGTTTGCGGCGTCTGGAACGTCGGCAATCCGACCGCGAGCACGCGTGCCATTGTCGGTTACGACGAACGCGCCAAATACTACGCCCGCGCTCGTAATGCCCTTAACTCTTAACTTAACAATCAACAAAAACCATGAAAGACAACATTATGAGCGAACCAATAACGGGCACGGCGGTTAGTGTGGCCGGGTTTAAGGCATTGGGCGGGGCGGCCGGCGCCGCAAGTATCGGCGCAGTACTGGCAACCGTGGTTGTCATGCTGATGACGTTACCAAAGAATGGGCGCGAGTGGGCGGTCGGCATCATTAGTACGGCCGTTGCGAGCCTTGCCGGGGGCGCATATGTGACAATCAAACTCGACCTGTTACGCGGCATTACGTCGGCAACCGATGACATTACGTTGTTTTTCGCGCTCGTGCAACTGTTCGGCATCGTGTTCGCTTGCGGGTTGCCTGGTTGGGCGCTCGTGCGCGCGGCGTTCCTGTACATGGAACGCAACAGGGATAAAGATATCGGCCAAGTTATCGATGACGTAAAAGCCAAAATATGAGCATACTCGACCCGTATATCGGCATCGTTAAGGCGGTCGCGTGCGTCGGTTCGTTGCTCGGTTGCGTATGGGTCGGGCATCATTTCACGGCACAAGCCGACGACATTAAACTCGAACAAGCGCGGGCCGAGACGGTCGCGGCCGTCGCCGACAAAGAGCGCACGATGCAAGCGAGAATTGACGCAATTACCGCTCAATCGAAAAAGGATAAGCAAGATGCACAAGACAAGATTGACGCTGTTATTGCTAGTTATCGTAACGGTACTAACCGCGTGCGGGTCGACGTCGCAAACTGTACGCCCGCAAGTGCAGATCCCGGCGTTACAGATCAACAAGCGCGAGCCGAACTATTGCCGGAAACTAGTGCGCGCCTTGTCGAACTCGCACGAGACGCAAATGATAGCGTGCGAGACCTCAACGAGTGTATCGACAAATACAACGCCGTAAAACAGGAGCTAGACCCCCAATGATGCTCTATTCGTTAATGTTTGCGTTTTGGTTCCGCGTGTTCTATCCTAATGCGGCAACAATCACCGATAGAACCGACCAAAGCGAGGATGCCATGAGAAAATAATACTTTTGAGTGACAACGGGATTGGATAAGAAACGCCCCGCAATTGGGGCGTTTTCTATTTACGGTAGCGAGTCGATAAACACGCGGTACGCCGATTTTATGGCGACGACCGGTTCGCCGGGGTGAGCGTAGAATGCGCGCACCATTTCGCGGGCAACATGGTCGGGCAACTCGACCGGTATTTGCGCCGTTATGAGTGCAACCCAACGCCGATCGTTATCAACGCCGGGTGCCTTTGTCGGTGCGCTTACATACGCCCTGCGGTCGCCACACGCCGGCGGTTCGTCGTTTGCATCCCAACGTTTACCGCATGCGCATACGATCTCGTCTTGCTCGCGCCTGGTATTACAGCGTTTCATTGCTTACCTTTCACATTCAACGCGGCGCGCAATGCCTCAAGCAACGCCGCCCCGTGTATTGCGCCGATTACGCTAATTTGCGCATTATCGAGGAACTTTGAATAAGCCTCAATCGCCGCCATAACTTGCGCGCCGGTTGGTTCGATTCGTGTGTCGTTACTCATTACCGCACCATATGCAACGGTTTTGCAGTCCAACGGCCATCGGCGCGCGGGTTGACGGGTCGATGCGATGGCATTGTGACTGCTTGCGGATTAACGCGGTTTGGCGTCGGGTTCGGTACGAGAACCATTCCGACGCCGTCGTCGCGCTCACATCGAAACGTCAAACCCTCGGTTACGCCGAGTTGAAAAAGTTTATTTAGCAATTTCATTTAGACCCCCGGTTGTTATGGTCGCGATACCAAATAGCGCGACTGATGGTTGATTGTGCGATACCTAGAATTTGCGCCGCCTCGTATGCGCTCAAACCCTGGTCAACGACAAGTTCGCGCGCACGGTCTTGCGTTGAGCGTTTCGGCGCCTGTTTTGCGACGAACTCTCGATACCATTTCGATTTGCTAATCGCGCCGCGCGTAATGCCGGTTGCGGCGGCCGCCTCGTACGCGCTCTTACCTTCAACCTCGACCATGTGCCGGGCCTGGCGCATTGCGTCTGAAACTTTCGCTCCCATTGGCGTTCCTTTCTTCGTTGTTGGTTATTTAATCGGCATGCGTGATTGCAAAGGATTTCGCCTCGGCGAATTTGTTCCCCATAACATACGGTTCACCAAACCCGCCGAATACCACGTCGCGAAACTTAACTTCATACAGTCCGTTGCGTTTCGTGATCGTTGCGACCGTCTCGCCCCGGTCGTTTTTGATATCCCAATCGATGAGACTTTGCTTGTGTACTTTCACGTTGCCCCCGTTTTGCGATTCATTAAAAACGAGTATAGTTGAATTATTCAACGTTTGCAAGCACTTTATGCACGTATCCCGAAATCGTCTAACATGCCATGCGCAACTTTTATGTAATGGTTGTAATCAACGTCGGGCGGTAATGCGTCGGGTAATTCCATCAACGGTCGTGCGCCTTGTGTTGTGGCGACCTGGTTGCCGTTCGTTGCATACTTGATCGACCCGAACTCGCCGGCCGCGTAATACCATCGAACCGCCTTGCCGAGATACACGCCGTCTTTGACGCCGCCCCCCTTGACGGTCCGGATATGCACGAACTTTCGCACGTCAGTACACGCGCGTATCGTTTGCTCGATCGGCGTACCGGACCCGAGAAACGCGACAACCGCGTCGACGCAAATCTCGCCCGTTGGATTCGGCCACGATGGACCGACCGGAACCGGCGGCGCGTACGCCCCCTTTAGTTTGACGCCGCCGCCAACCTTGAACGCAATATACGAGTTGACGTCACGCGAGAACAACGCCGCGTACCGCGCAACCTCGGTTTCAAATCCGGTTGCCGTTTCCCATACCTTGATAATTTGGTCGCGCAAGAACCCGAGCGCGCGTTTGCACTTAATGACAATGCCGTCGGTATTGGCCGATACGACCGAGATACCGTGCAGTTCGAGCGACTCAATAAGCATCAACAACGATAATTGCCCGGTAAGCGTCGTCTGTATGAGCAACTCGGGCGCGTACAGTATCGAGTATTTGGAACCCGTCTTACCAAATGTGCCGTTGATGACAATTTTTACCATATCGGCTTTTTTCTTGTCGCCGGAATCTTTCGCTGCGATACGCTCGTCGGTAAATGACTGGTATATTTCGAGGAAGCGTTCGCCCAATTGCGCCGGATATAACCGCTGATTGAGGATAATAAACGGGTAATAACTCTTGACGTCATGGTCGCTTAATTCGTATTCGGCGTCGGCAATGTGATATACGCTCGACTCGGTCGAATGCAACCCGCCGATGCCGAGTTTGTACGTTGAATCGCCAATTTTGATTTTGGCGTCGGCAAGTTCTTTCGGCATCAATACGCCGGTTTTGATTTTCTCGCCGTTGTGGTCAATCTCGCCGGCCTGGTCTTTGTCGCTCACAATGAACGGCGTATGGCGTACCGTTTCGAGCAACGATTGCAACTGCGGCGTCTGATAGCGGATAAAGTCGGGGATCTGATAATGAAACGAAAACCCGTGCGGAATGAACCGTTTTTGTACCTGGAAACCGATAGTCTTTTTAATGACCGCCTCGGCGATTTGGGCGTCGGACTTTGAACGCAAGTCGAGACCGTAACGCTTGCCGAGCATTTCGCGCAACGCGATTTGGTCTTTAAATTTGTTGTAAAGGTCGATCGTTGTCAAAAGGTCGTTGCCGCAATAGTCGCTCAATACCGGGCGGTCGGCCGGCGTTATGTTGGCATCGGGCTCGATCGGCAAGTCTTGCATTTTGCGCGAGTGCATTTTACCGCCGTACATCTTGAGACCGGCGACGCCCGGCGAGACCTCAATCAAATCGATATGGTCGAGGTATTCGGGCACGGTAATCCCGTACTTTTTCTCGAAATCCCACGGTTGTAGATTCGTCTTGATAATCTCGTCGGAGAACTGTTTGAGTGCATGGCATTCGTAACCACGCAACGCCGCAGACAGCATCGGCACGTCGTATTTGAGACCGTTGAATGTGACGATGGTTACGCGCTCAAGCAACGTGCGCAATGCAGCAATGGCGAGTTGTTTTGCAATGTCGTTCGCGTCGTATTGCGGGAACATTTCAAACTCGACAAACTCAAGCGTTTTGACATCGCAGAATTTGACGAGGAAATAATTTCGGTAGCACTCTATATCCATTGCGGCGACCGGCCGCGGCGCAATCTCGACGAGTGGCGCCGGCGGTAGCGGCACGACGCCGGGCGGTAAGGGTATTCTCATTTGCAGCAATCTGTAAAGCACGGGCACGTATAGCAATCGCGTTCGGCGCGTTCCTGGCGCGAAGGGTTCGATTTATAGCATGCGGGCCGCTCGTTGTAATACTCGTCGAACCGGTCGCGTTCTTCGCGGCCGATCGTTAGCAACAATATCGCGATAACGGCAAGGGATAGTAGTACAACAATAATGGTTGTCATGTTGCCTCGTTGTGGTTATTAGTGTAAACGGCCGTTGTCTAATTTTCCGCTTTCATATTTAAGGCGCCGCGGTTTATGCACCTGGTCGTCGTGAATCCGATACGCACGCTCACCAAGGGGAAGGAGTAACCCAAACGTGCGCACCGTGCGGGCGGCGACTATTAGCAAAAAAGACCTTTGTACCACGCCCGCAATACATGCCGGTCGGCCGATGCGCAGTTTAGGATGGCACCCCCTAAATACAGTTAAAAAAGAGGCGCCGGTTTTAAGGGCGCCCCGAATACCCGCGTTTTACGGCGGGTAGGAGACGCGATTACGCAGCGAGCATCAACCCGTTTTGCACGAGGGTTGCGTCGGTCCAACCGGCCGCGATCAATTGCTCATACGTCGCACCATTGGCCGCCGGGGTCAACTGACGCACGGGCGCAACTGGTATTGCGGGCGGTACGGCGGCCGGCGGCGTGCCTGGCACTTGCAAGAATTGCGGATTAGGCGCAACAACAGTCGGCGCAGCGGCGGGTACGCTCGGCGCAGAACCAACGGGGGCCAAAGGGGGCGCGACCGCCGGCGGCGCGGGCAATGCGGGCGCGGCCGCTTGCATCATGCCATGTTGCACGAGCGTTGCGTCGGTCCAACCGGCCGCGATCAATTGCTCATACGTCGCGCCGTTCGCCGCCGGCAACATAACGCGCAATGGTGCGGCGTTCATCGGTGCAGATGGTACAGAGGCCGGGCTTGCAGGTACCGACGCAACGGGCGAGGCAATCGAACCCGGAACCGGTACGCCCGGAATGAGCGGCGCCGGCGTCGCGCCTGGTACGTTTCCCGCGGTCGGCAATGGCACCGACGAGGCAAGCGGCGTTGCGCTCGCACCAGCCGGCAACGGGGCGGCACCGAAACCCGCGCTCGCTGCATCCGGACCGACCACGATTTCGGGACCGTACGCCGAGAAACAAACCATCGAATGATTTAGGAACATACCCGGTTGTTGTGCAGATCCATTACCGCCGATATTACCGTTTACCTGTACGAAGTAACCGAGCTTGACCGCGTCGGCTTCGACCATTTGCACAAAACCGCCGTTCTCTTGACGGAAAATACGCGGCGCAAATCCGCTCGAAAAGCGCAACACCCAATGACCGGGGAACCCTTCGCGGTCGCACGGCTTTTTGCCTTTACGGTTAGGAATTTGCGAATCGCCGTCAACGATTTTCCATGCAAAAGTCGGCGATTGCGCGATGCCGGGGAATAGCGTGTTACCCAAATCCCAAATCTGTTTACCCCAAGCGGTTTGCGCCCAATGCGTCTCGCCGGGGTTCTTAGGAATCGCGAGCGCGAAATAAAAGTCGACGCGCGGTTGACCGACGTTCGGGCCGCTTTTGACGACGAGCGGTTTACCTTCGGCGTCTGTTGTATTGCCTTTGTATAGCGAACCCTCGACCAAGCGACCAACCGGCGTTGTGATGTTAATGTTTTTTGACACGTTAAGAACTCCCAATTAAATTAAAAATAAGTACCGCGTATTGATATTAATCAAGGTTGACGGAAGCGTCAACAAGTATTTATCCAAATACCTTTCGCAATTGTTTGTCGTCGACCTCGACAAGTTCGAGCCCGGTTTGCGGCGCATGTGAAAACGACTTGACGACCGCCTCGGGAACGCCCGCTTTAATTGCCTGGTTGGGCGTTATCAGTTTCGGTTTAGCTAATTCGACATTCATTACCGAACCGAGCGCGATTACCTCGGCATCGGGTTTCGACCACGTAACGCGGCCGACTTTCGGCACGAGCGAATAATGCGACACTTGCTTACCTTTGCGGATATTAGCGGCGACACTTTCCTCAAGTCCGGATATGCGGGCGTCAAGCATTTTTGCCGCGCGTTTCAACATTTTCAGTTCGAGACCTTGTGCATTCGGCGACAGTTCGAGCGGCAACGACTCGGTTGCAATTTGCGCCGAGCGGTACGCGTCGCGTTGCAATGCCTCGCACGCATGGCGCCCCGGACAATGTTGGCATTCAAGGTTCGGCGTGCATTTCGCGCCTGGTAACAATGCTGCTTCGGCCGCGTTGCGCAACTGGTTGAAATACCCGCGCAGATTAACCGCAAGCGTTGACCATGTGCGCACCGGTCCGTCACGATGATAATTACGTGGTTGTACAATTGTCATTTCGACGCGCAATGTTTGGTCGGCGGCGCCGTCAATGCCGAGTACGTCGAGGATTCCGCAAACATAGTCGAGCAATTGCCAATTCTCGAAAACGTCAACGTAATCGTGCCCGTATTTGAAATCGAATACACATAAGGCACCGTGCGCCGGCACATAAAACCAAGCGTCGGGCGTACCCCAATTTTGCTCGTGTACGTATGGGATTGCGACCCGTTCCTCAACGTGCAAAGCATCGCGCGACACGCCGTATTTACGCAACGCCGCGTCGATTGCGTCGACGTACATTTCGGCACCCTCGCAAATTTCGTCGGTCAACGTAACGCCGTTTGGGGCAACCTCGCCTGGTGATACGGTCAACCCGCCATTTTCCAACCATTCCGACGCAACCCAATGCGCGGCGGTACCGGCGGCCGCGTCGGGCGTTTCCTCGGTTTCAGGATACAGCGACGCGAGCAGTACCGAACCCGCGCACGCAACCCAACGCGCCGCCGATGACGGGGCTAAAAGTGCGTGCGCGCTCATTATGCGAGACCCAACGCGGCCGCAATGGTCGGTACAAGGTCGGGGCGTGTGGCAAGCACGGGCAACCCGGCAATACCGTGCGCGCTCAACGTTCCTTGCAATGTCACTTGCGACAAGGTCGGCGGGTTGGACGTCAAACCGGCCGTTACCTTACCGATGAACGTTGCATAATCCATTGGGTTAGCGGGGGTTGCGGTCGACGGCATTGCCGCGAAGTCAAGAACCGGCGCGGGCGGTACCGGTACGTTCCCTGCGGCACTCGGGGCAATCGCAGTCGTCGAGGTAGCGGTATCCGGTACGTTTGGGACTGGTACGCTCGCCGCTTGTACTGCGGCCGCAATTGCGCCGGCGGTCGGGGTAGGAATGGCGGCAATCTGGCGCAATTCCGCTTGCACTTGCGCGACGAATGCGTCATCAACGCCGCGTTTCATTCTCCAACGGCCGTCGGCGTTTGTAACTTTGCTCGACGCATGAATGCGGGCATCCCACGGATACCCGTCGCGGTCAACCTCAACGCCACTCGACGCCGGGGCATTGTTGGTATTTTGCACAATGGCCGGCACATTGGCGGCGCCTGATGCAGTCGGAGACGGCACGACCGGCGCTGGGGCGTTTCCCTGGTTGCCAAATGCCTCGGCCGGGCTCGGGTTAGCGGGCACCATGTTACCAAATACTGCGGCCGCTTGCGCCTGGTCGACCGTCTTGTCAAGGTTGCCGAACGCTTGCGCGGCATCGATTGTGGTTGGTGCGCCGGCGTCGGGCTTATCTTCGGCGGCGATCGTCGACGGGCTCAACTGAGGATGAGCGGCGGGCATCGGTGCAAGTTCGGCGGCGGTCGACCGCACGGTATCAACGAATCGTTTAGCTTGCGCTTTGTCAAGTCGAACCTCAAGGGCACCGACATTTGCGGCGGGTACAGTGTCGCCGGCGAGCGTCAACAGGAACGCGGATACCGCGCGCAACGTCACTTTATCCATTGTTTGCGGGTCGCCGATTTCGATTTTAAGCATAGTTTTCCTCAAGTGGTTGTTTGATTTTCGTCAAAGAATTTATTGACGTGGCGCAAGTTTATGGTAAAGTTGACGCCGTCGTCAACCAATAAATTTAAAAATGATTATCAACATGGATTGCCGCGAGGGGTTAAAGGCATTTCCCGACGCATCGTTTGATTCGATCGTTACCGACCCGCCGTACGAACTCGGTTTTATGGGTAAATCGTGGGACTCGACCGGTATTGCATACAACGTTGATTTGTGGCGGGAAGCGTTACGCGTACTAAAACCGGGCGGTCATCTATTGTCGTTTAGCGGGTCGCGTACCTATCATCGTATGGCGTGCGCAATCGAGGATGCGGGGTTTGAGATCCGCGATTCGATCATGTGGGTTTACGGGTCGGGGTTTCCTAAGTCACTTGATGTTAGCAAGGCGATCGATAAGGCGGCGGGTGCAGAACGGGAAGTCGTAGGGGCGTATTCGCGACCCGATGGAACGGCGCGTCAATATGACGGTTGGCAAGCTAAAGAAAATACCGCGGCATACGGCGACTATGGAACGGAACGGAACATTACCGCCCCCGCAACGCCCGCCGCGCAACAGTGGCAAGGTTGGGGTACTGCGTTAAAGCCGGCGCATGAGCCGATATGCGTTGCGCGTAAACCGCTCGTTGGTACCGTTGCGGCAAACGTACTGCAATTCGGTACGGGGGCACTCAATATTGACGGTTGCCGGGTTCCTGTTGCCAACCGCGAAGAATACGAACGTAATTGCCCCGCCGACCGTGGGCAACTCGCAAACGATAATCGCGACCTTTCGTTTCACATGCGACCGGGTAATGCTCACGATTCCGGCCGCTGGCCTGCTAACCTGATACACGACGGACTTACCGAGGATTGGGCGCGGTTTTTCTATTGCGCCAAGGCGAGCCGTAAAGATCGTAACGAGGGTTTGACCGACCCCGGACCGCAATTCAAGCACGGGGCGACTTTGCGGAAAATTGAAAATACGGCAACGGGCGGCAATAATCATCCGACCGTAAAGCCGACGGAGCTAATGCGGTATTTGTGCCGACTCGTTACGCCGCCGGGGGGTTCAATTCTCGACCCGTTCGCCGGGTCCGGTTCAACTGGCAAAGCGGCGGTTCTCGAAGGGTTCGTGTTTATCGGGTTTGAACTCGACGCACATTACGCCGAGATCGCTAACGCGCGCATGAGGGTAGCCTAACATGCCCGCAAAGCTACGCCCGTATCAAACAAAACTAAAAAGCGACGTGTATGCCGAGTGGAATGCGGGCAAACAAAACGTTATGGCTGTTTCGGCAACAGGGTCGGGCAAAACGGTATTTTTCTCGGATATCATCAACGACGAGTCGGGCGGGTCGGTTGCTATCGCGCACCGTCAAGAACTGGTTTCGCAAATATCGCTCGCACTGGCGCGCAATGGTATTCGGCATCGTGTCATCGGGTCCGACTCGTTGCGCCGGGCATGCTCACGAATCCACGTCGACGAGGTCGGCTATGATCACGTCAATCAAAACGCACGGGTTGCGGCCGCCGGTATCGATACGTTGATACGCTTGCCGGAAAACGACCCGATATTTACTAACACTCGGTTATGGGTCGGCGACGAGGGGCACCATTTTTTAGCGGGTAATAAATGGGGCAAGGGCGTTTCGATGTTTAACAAGAACGCCCGCGGGTTGCTTGTGACCGCAACGCCGATTCGCGCCGACGGTAAGGGGCTCGGGCGCAACGCCGACGGGCTCGCCGACGCAATGGTACTTGCGCCAAGTATGCGCGACCTCATCAACATGGGGTATCTGACAGATTACCGCATCATCGCGCCGCCGTCGGCCGTCGATTTTGCGCAAGTCGAGATAAGCGGCGCAACCGGCGATTTTAATCAAGACCAATTGCGCAAGGTGACAAAAGCGTCGCACATTACCGGCGACGTTGTACAGCATTATTTGAAGTGGGCGCCTGGCAAACTCGGCGTAACGTTCGCCGTTGACGTCGAGGCGGCAACCGAGATTGCGCTTGCGTTCAAGGCGGCCGGCGTGCCCGCCGAGGTTGTGTCGGCAAAGACGCCCGACGCATTGCGCACGAATATCTTGCGCCGCTTTAAGAATCGCGAGATTTTACAACTTGTCAACGTTGATTTGTTCGGCGAGGGGTTCGACTTGCCGGCAATCGAGGTTGTGTCGATGGCGCGCGGTACCGCGTCGTTTTCACTGTTCGCGCAACAGTTCGGCCGCGCGTTGCGTCTGATGATAGAGCGCGCATTGATGGCGCAATGGGATAGTTTCACCGACGAACAACGGCGCGCACACATCGCGGCAAGCGGCAAACCGCGCGCCATCATTATTGACCACGTATCGAACGTCGTACGGCACGGTGGGCCGCCCGACAAGCGTATAACCTGGTCGCTCGATCGGCGCGAGAAACGCTCGGGCACCAAGGTTAGCGACGCGATACCGATGCGAACATGCCTCAACGCCGAGTGCGTGTCGCCGTACGAGCGCGTTTATCCTTGCTGCCCGTACTGCGGCACGTATCCGGAACCGGCAACGCGATCGGCGCCCGAGTTTGTCGACGGTGACTTGATCGAGTTAGACGACGAAACACTCGCTAAAATGCGCGGCGAGATTGCCCGCATTGACGCGGCGCCGGTCATTCCCTGGGGCGCCGACCATGCAGTCGCCGGGGCGGTTAAGAAAAGACATTTCGAGCGACAAGTCGCTCAAACAGAATTGCGGCGCGCAATGGCATGGTATAGCGGTCTTGAGAACGCTAAAGGGCGGCGCGACGTGCAAGAGCAATATCGGCGGTTCTATTTCACATTCGGCGTTGACGTCGCTACGGCGCAATCATTGAGTGCGAAAGATGCCGACGAATTACGGCAACGTATTGTCGAGTACGTTGCAAGAGACGGTATCGACGCAACCGTAAATTTTCATTAACCAACTAGGGGTTTAGCAATGGCACCAACTAAAAATGATCTGGAACTCGTAAAACAAGACGCCGAGCGCGTCGTACGTCTAGCGGCGTCACTCGGTATTGTTGTGACTATCGAGCAAAAACCGTTGCAACCGCTCGCAATGGGAAATTACGAAACGGTCGTATCTGTTCGCGCGGTGGTGGAACAATGAGCAACGACCAAAACCAAACGAACCCCGACGCCGTCGTCGAGGCAAACGTCGCGTTATTGCGGCACCGGTCGGCAGTCGGCATTAAAAAATATGGCGTTACGCTTGCGGGTGCCAATTACACGCGGCGCCAAATATTGCAACATGCATTAGAAGAAGCGTTGGACCTGGCAAACTATCTGCAAACCGAGATACGGCGCATTGACAACGAGGCCAACCAATGACCGACGATAGAAAACAAATGCTCGTTACGCGTGCGCGTGTAACGTTGGTCGAGTTGAATAAAACAATTTTGGAACTTCAAAACGCGGGCGTAACCGTCGACTATTCGGCGGTTTTTGCGAATAAGCGCGGTGCACATTCCGACGCGATCGAGTTGCGTTTAGAGTTTTCCGAAATAACCAAGGTTGTTCTATGAACCTCGTACACTGGGCGTTGCAATGGGGCGTACCGCTCGTTGCACTCAAAGACCTTGAGCGGCGTATCGGACTTGAGGGCGCACCGGTTGCGGCCGAGGCGGTCGGCAAGTCGGAAGCGTTCGTGCAAAGTACAGTACGACTCGAAGCGGCGCAAAAGGGCGTCAAGCTATTCCGTAACAACGTCGGGGTACTTGAGGATGCAACCGGGCGCCCCGTGCGTTACGGGCTCGCCAACGATACGCCGCAACTTAACAAAAAGATCAAGAGCGCGGATCTAATCGGGTTCCGACCGTTGCTCATTACGCCCGCGCATGTCGGGTCGACCGTTGCGCAGTTCGTATCGAGGGAATGCAAGGCGCCGACCTGGAAATATAGCGGCACCGAGCACGAGGTCGCGCAAATGAACTGGGCAACGCTCATATTAACGAACGGCGGCGACGCCGGGTTCGCCACATCAACAGGGACTTTATAAAAATGATATTCCATGGGAGTGCATGCGCGTCGGTCATGGTCGGCGATTGCCTAGCGTCGTTGCGTCAATTGCCGGATCGATCGATAAATTGTTGCGTAACTTCGCCGCCGTATTACGGGTTGCGCGATTACGGCGTCGACGGGCAAATCGGACTCGAAGAAACGCCCGACGCGTACGTCGCGCGCCTGGTCGAAGTGTTCCGAGAGGTTCGCCGGGCACTTACCGACGACGGTACGTTGTGGTTGAATATTGGGGATAGTTATGCGAACAACGGCGCGAGCGGTCCGCAGGGCAAATCAGGGCAACGCGCCGACCGAACGTTTACCGCTGAAAATTTGGGCGCGGGGCGTAAGGGTATCGTTCCGCAAGGTTGCAAACCTAAAGACCTTATCGGTATTCCGTGGATGCTCGCGTTTGCCTTGCGTGCCGACGGTTGGTATTTGCGCCAAGATATTATTTGGAGCAAGCCGAACCCGATGCCCGAGAGTGTGCGCGACCGTTGCACCAAGTCGCACGAATACGTCTTTTTGTTGAGTAAAAACGAGCGGTATTTTTACGACCATGCGGCGATTAAAGAACCGGTTGTTTCCGCGCCTCGCGCTCGTGAGAAAAGCAACGGCGAAAGCGTCGTCGACATTAAGCAACGCGGCGGCGACACTTGTTGTGGTGTGACAAGCGAGACGCGCAATAAGCGCAGCGTTTGGACCGTAACCCCGAAACCCTATAGCGGCGCGCATTTCGCCGTGTACCCGCCGGAATTGATTGAACCGTGCATACTCGCCGGTTGTCCGGTCGGTGGCGTTGTTCTCGATCCGTTCGGCGGTTCCGGTACAACGGCGGGCGTTGCGCTCGCTAACGGTCGTAACGCTATGCTTTGTGAACTAAACCCCGAGTACGCCGCGCTAGTACCGGACCGCGTTAATTCAATCATCGGAAAAACACTAAAGAATGCAGCATAATGTTTAAAAATATTACACTCTATCGCCTCGCACCAATGCCGCAACTTGACGCCGCCGCGCTCGCCTATATGTTGCGACCGCAAGCGTTCGCGCCTATCGGCAACCTTGAAATACAGTCGCAAGGGTTCGTACCGCCGCGCGATGGTGCCGACCTGGTCGTCGCCGTCGGTCGTCAATTGTTCTTGAAGCACCGGACCGAAAAGAAATTGTTACCGGCGGCGGTCATCAATGAAGCAACCGACGCGCGTTGCGCCGAACTCGAAGAACAACAGGGATTCAAACCCGGCCGCAAGCAACGCAAAGAGGTGCGCGAGGCCGTAACCGACGAACTGTTGCCGCGCGCATTCTCGACGAGTAGTTATACCCGTGTATGGATTGACCCGGTAAACGGTTGGTTTGTGATAGATAGCGCGACGCCGAGCAAGTGCGACGCTATCTTGCGCGCGTTCCTAAAGTCATTTGATAAATTCCCGATTACGGGTTTGCGCGTCAACCGCTCGCCGGTTGCGTCGATGACGGATTGGGTTGCGAGCGACGAGGCGCCGTACAACTTTACGGTTGATAACGAAACGGAATTGCGCGGAACCGGCGAGGGTAAAGCAACCGTTCGTTATATCCGGCACTCGCTCGACGCCGACGACCTCGGCCGCCACATCAACGCCGGCAAGCAATGCACGCGCCTTGCGCTCACATGGGCCGACCGAATCTCATTTGTGCTTACTGAGGATCTCACCCTAAAGCGCGTCGAACCGCTCAATATATTGAAAGAAACGGGCGAGCCGGTCGGCAATGAAATTGAACGGTTTGAATCCGATATGACGCTCATGAGTGGCGAATACGCAAAGCTATTTGCCGACCTGGTCGACGTACTTGGTGGCGAATATGTTGACGCAACCGTCAACTAAGCGTTACTATTGAGAAATATCAAAACCAACACTCATTAGATATGCGCAATTTTACTTACGGTTCGGTTTGCTCGGGCATTGAGGCGGCGTCGGTCGCCTGGCATCCGTTAGGCTGGAAACCGGCATGGTTCGCCGAAATCGAACCGTTCCCGTCGGCGGTTCTCGCTCACCGGTTCCCGACGGTTGCCAACCTCGGTGATATGACGAAAATAGCGACGCTTGTTCGTGCGGGCGTCGTCGACGCGCCCGACGTTCTCGTCGGCGGTACGCCATGCCAAGCGTTTAGCGTTGCCGGCGTAAGACAAGGTCTCGCCGACCCGCGCGGGCAACTCACGCTTGCGTATGCCGACCTCGCAAACGCCATTGACGAACAACGCCCCGGCAACGAGTGCGTAATTTATTGGGAAAACGTACCTGGAGTATTAAGTGACAAAACAAACGCATTTGGATGTTTCCTCGCTATTCTCGCCGGCGAAAACGATGCACTTATCCCGGCAGGGGGTAAATGGTCGAACGCTGGTTGTGTGTATGGACCCCAAAGGGCAATCGCATGGCGGGTTCTCGACGCCCAATATTTCGGAGTGGCCCAACGACGCCGCCGTGTGTTCGTTGTCGCAAGTGCTCGAAAGGGATTCAATCCCGCCGCAATACTTTTTGAGTCCGAGGGCGTGCGCCGGGATACTGCGCCGAGCCGCAAACCGAGGGAAGCTGTTACCAGGGCCGCTACACTTGGCACTTTCGGCTGTCTCGGAATCGGCCAATACGCAAGTACTGACTCAAGCCCAACAATAAAAGCGAGCGGCGCGGATTACGGCCACGGGTGCGAGTCGCTCATATCCTATACGGACACGCTTTGCATGGCGCACGGGCAAGCGGGCGCGGAAATCGGACATGATTTAGCACCAACACTGACAACCGTACACGAGGCACCTATAACCGCCTATTGTTCGGAGATAACGAGCGCACTTTGCGCCGCCGACGGACCTAAAGGGGTTAGCGATCAATACGCGCACGAGGGCAAGCTAATTGTTCAAAAAGATATTGTCGGGGCGATTACGGCGCGGTATGGCGGTAACGCTATGGGGGCACCTGAAGTTGATGCGGGATTGTATATCCCCGTTAACGTTGCGTACGGGTTCCAACCCCGTATTGCGCGCAACGGGCGCGGCGATATGGGCGACGTGGTCTCGGCGTTGACTGCGCAAGCGGGCGAAGATGGTACGGGGCGCGGTCAACCGATTGTCGCGGCAACACGCGAGATTGCGCAGACTATCACGAGTAACTATGGCAAACAGATAGATAACACTGACTCGGCGCTCGGTCCCAATGTAGCGTTGCACGGCATGGCTGTTCGCCGCCTGACACCCCGAGAATGCGAGCGGTTACAGGGATTCCCCGACAATTGGACGCTCGTGCCGGTCAAGGGTAAACCCGCCGCCGACGGTCCGAGGTACAAGGCACTTGGTAATTCGATGGCGGTCCCGTGTATGCGTTGGTTGGGATACAGATTGATATTGACGCATTCTGAATACGGCATAAAATAATCTTGACGCCCCCGTCAACCGGGGGTTACTATGCAGCATCATTGATACAGAACAACATAATGCAAACGCACATGAATCCGGCCGACCGCAAAAAACAAATCCTTGAGGTTGCCGTCACGCTATCGAAAAAACAGGGATACCAACACGTTACGCGCGAAGATATTGCCCGCGGCGCCGAATGTGCAACCGGACTCATTAACCGCTATTTCGGCACCATGCCGCAATTACGGCGCGCGGTTATGCGGTGGGCGGTCAAGCATGGCGAACTGGCGATCGTTGCGCAAGGCATCGTCGCGAAAGATCCGCAAGCACTAAAAGCGCCCGACGACCTCAAGCAACGCGCGCTCGCATCGTTGACAAAATAAGAGAGATTGCAATGCAAACGTTACCCGACGCGCTCGCGCCGCTGGCCGCGTATCGTCAATTTGTCGCCTATGTAATCGTACCGAGCGCAACGCGCCCCGGCAAGAATGATAAATTCCCGGTAGATTGTCGTACTGGTGCCGTTAGCGACGCGCACAACCCCGCGATATGGACCGACGTGCAAACCGCGATTGCGACCGCCGCGCGACTTGGACCGCAATACGGCGTTGGATTCGTCTTTACTGAAAATGATCCATTCTTTTTCATAGACATTGATAATTGCCTCGTGCCCGACAATTACGTCGCGCCAACGTCGTGGAACTGGTCGACTCTTGCGCAACAACTGGTTGCGGCGTTTCCTGGTGCGGCGGTCGAAGTCAGTTCGAGCGGTAAGGGTTTGCACATTATCGGAAGCGGCCGCGCGCCGACGCACCGGAAAAAGAACCGTGAATATAACCTAGAGTTTTATACCGAAAAGCGTTTTATCGCGTTGACCGGCGACCGTGCAGTCGGTAATGCGGCAACGGATTTTACGCACCTGTTGCCGAGCCTAGTTGAGCAATTTTTCAAATTTGACGGCACGGTCGACGGCGGCGACTTTGAATGGACAACCGGACCGTGCGACGGTTGGAACGGTCCGACCGATGATGACGCATTACTCGAACGTATGCTACGCTCGGTTTCAAAAGAAGCGGCGTTTGGCAACAAGGCATCGTTTCGGGATCTGTTTGAGGGTAATATCGAGGTTCTCGCCCGTGCCTACCCGGACCCCGAGCGCGGTTACGATGCGTCGAGCGCCGATGCCGCACTCATGCAACACCTGGCGTTTTGGACCGGCAAAGATTGCGAGCGTATGTTGCGCATTGCGATGCGGTCGGCATTGCGGCGGCCGAAATGGGACCGCCCCGACTATTTGCGCGAGCGTACGATACCGAACGCGGTACGCCAACAACGAGACGTGTTATGCGATAGGGTTGCCGAACCGCTCGCGCATCATGTCGACACGGTTGCAACCGTTGCCGGCGACCCCGAGGCGCCAAAAGCAACGACCGTTACCGGGTCAACGTTCCTCGGCATCGACGAGCAAATAAAACTCTTTTCGGGTTGCGTTTATGTGACGGATATTCATCGGGTATTGACGCCGGGCGGCACGATGCTGAAACCCGATCAATTCCGCGTCATTTACGGCGGTTATACGTTCATGATGGACAACGCCAACGAGCGCACGTCGCGCGACGCATACGAAGCATTTACGCAGTCGCAAGCGTTTCGCCGGCCGACCGCCGACGGTACTTGCTTTAAACCTGATCGGGCGCCGGGCGAGATTATCCGCGATGCTGGCCGCTCGCGTGTCAATACATGGTGGCCGGTCGACGTACCGCGGCAAACCGGCGACGTTACGCCGTTCATGACGCACCTGGAAAAGTTATTGCCGAATGCACGCGACCGGCAAATATTGCTCGCGTATATGTGCGCGTGCGTACAGCACAAGGGTTTTAAATTCCAGTGGGCGCCGCTGTTGCAAGGCGTCGAGGGTAACGGCAAAACGCTGTTGACGCGTTGCGTTGCCGAGGCGGTCGGGCGTCGGTATGTGCATTGGCCGAAAGCGTCGAAACTGGCAAAGGAGTTTAATGCCTGGATGCTCGGCAAACTGTTTTACGGCGTCGAAGATATTTACGTTCCCGATAGTAAGCGCGAAGTAATCGAAGAACTAAAGCCGATGATTACCGGTGGCGACGGGCTCGAAATCGAGGGCAAGGGCGTCGACCAAATCTCGGCCGATGTATGCGGCAACTTCATGTTTAACAGTAATCACAAAGACGCGATACGAAAGACGCGCAACGACCGCCGTTTTGCCGTGTTCTATACCGCGCAACAACATGCGGCCGACCTGGTGCGCGATGGTATGACGGGCGATTACTTCCCGAACCTGTACGCGTGGTTGCGCAACGGCGGGTACGCGATCGTATCCGAACTGTTGCATACCTTGCCAATACCCGACGAATACAACCCGGCGACGTCGTGCCAACGCGCGCCCGATACCACGAGCACCGACGAGGCGATAACGTCGAGTATGGGCGGCGTTGAGCAAGAAATCATTGAAGCGATTGAGCAAGGGTTGCCGGGATTTGCGGCCGGTTGGGTCTCGTCGATGGCGTTAGACAAGTTACTGGAACGCTTGAACCGTGCGCGCTCAATGCCGCAAAATAAGCGCAAGGAATTACTCGACTCGCTCGGATACATTGCGCATCCGGGGTTGAAAGACGGTCGCGTCAATAATGTAATCCTGCCCGACAACGGCAAACCGAAACTTTTTATTCGCAAGGATCATCCGGACCGCTTTGTGACGGGCGCCGCCGAGATTGCCCGCGCATACAGCAATGCGCAAGGACCAACCGTTTTTTCTAACGCATGACCGATTCGCAAACGATTTTCCACTAATACCATTTTCGGCGGCACGGCCGCAACACTTTTGAGGAACGTCAAACATGCACCGGGCCGCCATTGAGAGAAATCAAAGAGTAGTAAGACAGTTCGCATTTGAGCAACAACCAACAACAAGGAAAGCAAATGATCACAAGCAACAATATGAGTACGTTACCGACGGTAAAGTTCCAAAAGAAACTAACGATTTGGAAGCATGCGGGGTTCGGCGTAATTGTCGAGGTTAAGAGCGACGGCCGCGAACGGGTTGTAACGCGTACCGATATGTCAACCGCCGATCGAGACCGCATGCTATTAGCGGTCAGTGCGGCCGAGGGGCATGCCGCGATGCTTGACGCGTTGCACCTGGTTGCACGCGGCATTGCGACCGAGGACATTATCGCGCGGCGCTTTGTGGTTGACGGCGTACCGCGCACACTGGCCGATATTGTCAACGACGCAATCGAGAAAGGGTCAATGTGATGGCTCGCCCGTCCCCCTACTGTTCGCCGCGCATGCTGCAAATGTTAAAGCATATCGCCGACGGCAAAGGCCGAGAGATCCCCGGCGTTAAACCGCAAGTCGTAACGCAAGCGTATTCCGCGCTCAAGTCGCGCGGTTGGGTCAACCATGCGGGGCAACTCACCGACGCCGGCCGCTCATACTTGGAAACATGCAAATGATGACCGATAAAGATATCGCCGATAGCATCATCGCCAACGCCGAGGCACAAGTTGCCGATTACAACAACGAGACATTTACCCGAGACGAGGTTAAACACATGCTTCGATTGGCCGAAATGCGCGGATTTTCGCGCGGGTCATCGTGCGCATTGGCGACGGTAAAGCAATCGTTACTCGCGGCCGACAAGGGGTTATTACAGTGATCATCAAACTAATTGCAAAACTACTCGCGCGGCCGGCGGTCGCCAATTGGATAATCAAACGCGCTATGCGTACGCCCGACGAGCATTTGCCGGGTTATATGGA